CACAATCAAGTTCAGACGTTAGAGGCCAAGCCCTCTGCGGAAGATATGGCAAAGGCTGCGGCCGTTGCCGAAGCAGAAGAAGAAGCAAAGAAGCCTCGCCCTGCGGCGAAGCTGACCAATGGAGCAACTGGAGCCGCCCGACCTCAAGTTGCTAAGAAGTCAATGGGTGACGCTAAGTCATTCGATGAGATGAGAAGCCTTGCCGCCGCACGAGCCCTGCGAGTGCATTCAGGTGGTAAGCAATAAACCAACGGGGGAATTCTCCCCTCCCAGACAAGGAAGATTGAGAAATGGCTATTTCTCCTGATGTATTGCAGACTGCACTACAAGACTTGGCTCCGGGATATTCGGAGCTGTTCACCCAATATCATCCAATTATGGAGCGCGTTGTTAAGCGCGGAAACATGGAGCGGGCAACACTTAAGGGCCCCTTCCGTGAATTCGTCGTGGTCGCAGGCGGTCCTGGTAACGTGACTCAGGTCCAAACGGGCTCCGAGATTATCACAGGCGGCCGTAACCAACAGGCTTCTCGTGGTAACGCTTACGGACCTCGCCTGATTTATGCGTTTGACGTGCCCGGCAAGGACTTGGCAGAGGCAAATGGCGAGAACGATCTGGCTAAGATCATTAAGCGCTATCCTGAATTGGCTCTGTCTGATTTCCACTCGCGCATTTCAGACCAGATTGCAGCCGGTAACGGTGCTGGAGTCAACTCGTTCCCTACCTTTAACGGCGATGTTAACTACTTCTCCAACGGTAGCCGTGACGGTGTGTTCCAGTTTGCTGCTCCTGCTGCACAAAACGACACCGTGTTTGGTCTGACCAAGCAAGGTGGCGCTGGCGGAGTTAACGGCTGGTTTAACCAGTACGGACAAATCTCCTCCTTTGCTACTGACGGTCGTTCGACTTTGCGTCAGGTGTATTACGCTGCTTCTCGCCAAGGTGCGATGGCAACGGGTCCTGTTGACTTGCTCCTCGGTGATGAGGCTTCATATCTCAACTACATCGACGATCTCGACGATCAGGTTCGCGTGATGAAGATCGAAGGCGACAAGGCACCCAAGGCTCTTCGCCAGGGTATTCCTTTCCTCGAGGCAGATTTCTTCCTCGAAGAGTCCATCGACCTTACCCAGTTCACCAATGGTGGAGCCAACAACGGCGTTGTGTACATGATCAAGAGCGATACTTGGCATATGTTCACTCTGGGCCACGATTCTGGCATGGAAACAAAGGGCGACTTCGCAATCCGAGGACCGTTCCGTATTCCTGAGCAGGATCTGTTCCGCTACGAGTATGTGCTCAACATGGGCTTGTACTGCGATCAGCTTCGTTCCAACGGTGTTGTCACCGGCGGCGCTACCCCATAAACTTTTAGAGTCTTAAGGAGACTTATCATGGCTATTACAACTGCTGCTGGTATTACCAGCACTACAGTTACCACGACTCAGCAAGCTCCTCTGGGGTTTGAACTGGTTGTTCCCAACGGAGACCAAGGTGAGCAGGTTTACGTTTACATCTTTAATGATGAAGCTTCGAACCCTCTCGCTGTCGGAATGTTGGCTCAGATCGACACAGACTATGTGCCGTATCACGCAATCATTTCGACTGGCCCCCACGCTGCCCAGAAGATCATCGGAGCCGCACAAACGGCTATTCCTGCTGGGTCTTATGGGTTCGTCCTCAAACGAGGTGTTGGCCTCGCTCAGGGAGACGGCAGCGTTGCCCAAGGCGAATCCATCGTAAGCCACTCAAGCGGCCAGGTAGATACGATGGCGGCTGGCGAAGAGCACCAGGTCATTGGCCTTGCTCTTGCCGCTGACGGCTCGGCTGGTGACACGTTTAGTGTGCTTCTCGACTGTCGCGGCTAATCCTGCCGAACTGTAGTAAACTTAGGAAGCACCCCCTTTCGGGGGGGTGCTTACCCTAATAGGAGTGTGTTGTGAACCTTAAAGACATCCGAGACGCTATTTTCTCTCAGGCTGACTGGGCTCCAACGCAATCCACCGACGCTAAAGACAGAGTCGACGCCTTTATCAATCGGGCCTACCTGCAAATGGCAGAAGAGGCCCCTTTCTTGTTTTTTGAGCAGACGATTCCGTTTGCCACAATGCCCGACATTACCGCAAGCGATGCTGTGCCAGACACCCTGGAAGTTGCGTCTACAGACCCTTTTGTGTTGTCTCGGACAGTAGCCGCAACAGCGGGGGGTGTTGCCTGGCGAACGGATGGGTATTGGAATGGCCGCATGATCGAGATTACCCGTGCTGATGGTACTCGATATCGACGACGCATCCGCGATGTTTGGACCGAACCCGGAGGGGGCTCTCCCCAACATCGGCTTTCTTTATACCAACCGTGGCCGAATCGAACCGACACCGGGCTTGAGTACAGGATTTACAACCAAGCGTACTACTTGCCCCAAGACGTTATTCAAGTCAATTCAGTGCGTTTGTATGACCAAAATCAGAACTGGCCTTTGCAGGTCGTTGGGCAATACGAAGCTGAGATGCTTTCTCTTAAGGACATGCCCAACCGGCAAGTTACTGGAATTCCACGTACAATTTTCCGAGATGGTCATTTTCAACTCGAAGCCCCCACCCTAGTCCCTACAGTGGCTCCCAAAGCGGGAGACGAAGTTGTCGATAATTGGGTTGGGCCTGACGCTGCGGGCCAATTTGAGTATGTGTATACCTATATTTGGGGATACAGAGATGGGGATATCGTAAACGGAACTCACGTCCAAAATCACAACCCAAAACATAGTCTAATTGCCGCTCAGGGAACTCCCGCTGCTCGACCCATCCCACGGTGGGAAAGCGCTCCGAGTCCTGTTGCTACAGGCACTACGACAAATGGTGGTCGTGGACTTTTAATTACGACTCCTGATCTGGACTTTATGGAAGGGTTTGGGCAAAACCCCGGCGGTGGCGCTAATGTCCGATACCAGCATGGTGGTTTAAGAAAACGGATTTACCGTAAACGAAAAACCTTAGACACTGCTACTCCGGGAAGTTTTACCCACACGGGAGCGGCGTACCCCGGCCAGTTTAATCAAGAACGGCCAGACGCTTTTTTTCTACTCGCTGATATTCCTGCGTATCAGACAACTTATCTAGATCAAGGACTTATTGTCCCCGACTACCGTCACCGTCTTCGAGAAGTTCATGGGTATCAATCCATTCGAATGAACCCCCGTCCCGACAGGCGGTACGAAGTAGAAGTTCGGTGTACCAGACGTCCTAAAATTTTAGAAGATGACCAAGACGTTCCAGTCATCCACAAAGATGGCATGACTTGTCTATTGCAGAAATCTATTGCACTGCTTTATGAGGCCCAAGGCGACATTAATCTCGCTGACCGGGCCCTGGGCAGATACCAAGAAGCGTTATTTACTCTCACCAAAAGGTACGGAGATCTACGATATCCGGCCACCCCACTCAAACGACGTCCAGCGCGTGCTTCTTATGTCCTCGACGGACTGGAGCCATTCCGGCGTTGGTACACCCTTCCATAGGAAATCTAATGGCTATCGACACCCCAATTATTGCAGGCGAAGTTTACGTTAGTGAATTCAACGGAGCGCCCGAAGAGATCGTCTGCGTTGCAACCGCAATTGTCCAAGGCAAAAAGTACGGCCTCTTTCGTCGAGTCAACATGGCTTTTGATCGGTTTGAAGAAAACTCTGACGATATGGTCGGATGGGATCTTAAAGAAAAAAAGAAGGCTCCGTCTACCGTCGCTAAAAAACCAGGACGTCCTAAGAAATCACAAGTCGTAGCTGTCGCTAAGTAGGAGCAGCCATGGCGTACACCGGAAACCGCGCAAGACGTGGGCCCCTCCTGATCCGAGCCGAATCTGGGAAGCTACTGCTCCCCCAGGATATTGGTTCCAAGATCGAGAATATGTATCTCACGAAGGAAGGAACGCTCCGGTCTATCTGGGGTCCTGCTCCATACGTCCCCCATTACGGCAATGTCGTCAATTCGGTGTACCCCCACTATGGGACGATGTATGGGATCTTCCACGCCCGACTGGGCAATGAGGGAAGCCGGGAGGTTCTCCTAGCCCAATGGAATAATGCTGTTTACGTCTTTGAGGGCTGGAATGCGAGGGCGGGAAATGCGTGGAGAGCCCTTGCTGGGCCATCCGCCAGTTCTCCAGATCTTGAAGTAGAGATCTTAGCAGATAATCGAGCAAGGTTTCCGCCGCAGTGGGAGGTTACTCCGCAGGGGATTGTAATTATTCCAAAAGGAGAAAATGCCCGTCCTCTCTTTTACGATGGAAATATCATTTTGCCCCTTGGGTATGACTCTGTCCCCGGCACCCCAACAGGTTGGGGGCCTAAGTCAGGAGGCGAAAACTATTACTACCATACAGGTACAGGAGCAAAGCTGGGTAATTCATCTTCCGGAAACGATGCTCCCATTGGCCTTACTGTCGGGAAATTACCGACAGAATTTGGAGAAGGTCGAGTAGGAACAATCGAATTGGGAGATAACAACACCACCGCTCTTTCTGAGGGAGAAGCTACGGGTCGTGTTTCCCAAGGGCGGTACAGAGCAGCAGCCCAGCTAATAGATATTTGGGGTAATCTCTCCCCGATTTCAGGACGTAGTATAGATCTTATTGTTCCAAGAACAGGTAATGTGTTCGAGCCTGAAAAATGCCTTCCTCAACTTCTTTGGGATTCCTTACCTATTGGATCAAACGGAACTGTTGGAAGATCTGTTTTACGGACAAAAGACCTCGAAAACGCAGATACTCAAGATCTTTTTGAGCTTCCCCCAAATAGCGCAGAGGGTGTTTTAGCCTTTGCGACAATTCCGGATAATGTCTCTCAGATGTACCCGGACAACTGTCCCGATAGTTGGCTAATCACAAAACCCGCTACTCCCGTTCCAGTTACCCCGTTCAAGTTGTATAAAACAGCCTTCGGTCGAGGATGGGCAGCGAACTTCCAAGGAGATCCCGGTCGTTTGCACCCCACAATGCCTGGTCGGTTTGGGACTTTCTTAGAAGGCAAAGAGATCTACCCTGACCCTCGGGGGGCTGAGATTACTGGGCTGTACCCAATGCCTGGTGGGCTTCTGACTTTCACAGAAACTACGACGTTCTTGGTCGCATTCAATGACTATGCTCGGGACGAGTTCTTTGTACAGACAATCCACCCTACTATTGGGTGTGTTGCTCCTTCTTCTATCGCTGTAATGCCAGATGGAATGATTATTTGGTTAAGCCAGGACGGCTTCTACGGAATGAAAGACAACCAAATTAGTCCCGTATCCGATTCCATTGAGTATCAACTCCGACGAATTAACCGGGCTCGAATGGTTCAAGCTTGCGCTGCTTACGATGTCCACGAGAAGAAATACCGTTGCTGGCTTCCGATGGAAGCGTCGAAAGAAAACAACGTATGCTGGGAGTTCGACGGTGCGGGCTGGACTCAAAGAACAGACACTAAAGCGGCCGATGTTTGTGTGACCCAAGATCATCGGGCATACATGCTTGTTTCAGGCAAGTCAACCAAACTGGGTGGTGGACTTAATCCGAGTCCCGTAGACGTTTCAGGTGTTTGGTTGCTGGACCATCAAGTCCGAACTTTTACTCCAATTGCTAGATCGGCAATTATAGAAACTTGTTGGATCGGCGGTCCCGACACTGACGGACGAGCTTCTCCTAAGACTGTGTATTTGTGGCTCCGGGAAACCACCAAAGAAGAAGACGGTCTTCCCGGCTTAGGGCCTGGGCCTGCTGATCGTGGAATCCTTTCTGTTACAGTAGAGCGGGATTGGCGCACCGATACAAAGTACGCCACAACCGTAAAGTTGTATCCGACTGATGACGAGCCTCCCTTCTGGGGCATAACTACTTATGGGGGCACAACGGCTGGCGGGAATACCGCTCGTTGGGATCGGCGGCGCCCATACCATACACGAGCAGACATTTTCTTGCCCTCCTGCGAGACGTTTCGTCTTAGAATTCAATATGTAGGAGATTGGGAGTTTCTTGGACTTTCCGTAGATGAAGTCAGCCGAGACGACACTTTCAGGAGCTATCCGAAATGAGTTGGAAATTTCCGAAGCATCCCCTCAAGGACAACAGAGTTCCTGACGCCGATGAGATGAACGAGAACTTTCTTGCTTCGGGCCAAGAGCTTGTAGGTCGCCTCAACGAACACAACTTCAAAGCAAACACGTTTACTCAAGCTAATGTTTCTACCAGAGCGGCATTTGTCTGGCATGTAGGAGTGGGGATAGACGGTCCTGGAGGAGCGGGAAACCAGGATAGAAACTATATTCCATACTCGTTTGGGCCTTCTGGCTATAACGCCCACGACGACACAAAGACCCATTTTTTAGTTTTTGCAGAAACCCAGAGTTGGCAAGAAGTATCAGATTCTGTTCTCGAGTTTAGTTCTTCGAGTTGTCTTGCTCAGATTCATGCGTCTGCCCAAATCTGGGTAGATGGGGGGATTAGCACTCTCGGTCCCGGTTCTGGATTTAGGACTACTGATTTTTTCGAACCATGCCAACCTCAAATGGCAATTAAGGTAGACGGAGTAGTTATCCCAGAAACAATCACTGGTGGGGTGGAGACATCGCAAGACGAATACCTGGGAATTCGGCCAAAGCAATTTGCTATGCCGGGTTTAACTTCTGTTGTGCTCCCCCTCCCCCCCGGCCCTCACCGGATCGCAATTGTAGTTCGTTCTGCGGGAGTCCCAAAAGGGCGGGCATTTCGGGTTGCAGCCAATGAATTAATTTGTCTTGAAATGAGGGTTTAAAATGGCCGAGCTTACTTATGATAGTTTGGATCCGGGAGAGGAACTTACGGGCGCTTCTCTCACTACTCGATTCGCGTCGATAACTACTGTTATCAATGATTTAGATCCTCTAACTTTTTCTCCCGGCGCTCTTAACGAAGCCCACATTCCCAGCCTAGTCCAGGCCAAAGCAACCATCAGTCGACTGGGCACAGTACAGTACGACAATAACTCCACAGGTTCTCGGCACTATCCCCAGCCTCTCGATGGGACAGATACGAGTGGGGTGTTTGATGTCATTAATATTGGCGGAAATTTGGAGGTAGATCTTGGAGTTCTTCAAATTCCAGGAGGTACGGTTGGAGGAGTCCTTGCTACTGTTGACATTACTATGGTTCGGTTGGAGGTAAAATCGGGCGGGAGTTATACTTCCCCACAAACTCACAATCCCCTGATGTGGGTGGCTTTTAGGCTTGAGCACTCCGTCAACGGAAGTTCTTGGACGACCATCCCCAAGACCCAAAGGGTGGTCCATGACGGGTCTCCGATTGATTATAACCCAGACTCCCCCAAGAACCTCCTCAATCAGACTTACAGTACGGAACAAAATTCCAGAGTAGGAATTACTACTTTAATTACTGCGGCTGATGCTCCGAGCGGTCTTCGCTACGTTCGCGCTGTCGTCTCTGTCTTTGGCAGCGCGAATCCGGCAACGGTACGGGTAACACTCGGGGATTCGCACCTTACGGCAATTTCTCTTCGATCTTCTTTGGGCTAATTATGAGTGATATTACCCTACCCCACCCCACGTTTACTGATGGAAACACACTGGTAGCAGACGATGTGTGGGAGAACTTATATACGACTGAGAATACTCCCAATTCCTTTGAAGTAATTAACGGAGGTCTTGAAGCCGCAAATGTTGTCGCTCCGATAACTAATTCTTTAATAACCGAAACAATTCGACCTGGATCCCTCTCTGGGGGAAAGGGTGTTGGGGCGACTGCCAACCTCGACTATTTTGAAAACGCTTTCGGGGACTGGGTAAGCAACCCAAATTCGGACGCTACTGGGGATATTGATTCCTTTTACCAACCAATTCCAGGAGCGGCTGTTAGTTTCTACCTGCCTTACGCTGCCGATTCTTTGTTTCTTTTCTGGAGGATAAAGTCAATTACCCTACAAGCTGCGCCTGACGGGGAACACGTAAGTGTGATTCGGTTGTTTGTAGACAACACTCGAATCGACGCTGTTTATCAGGAGCTTCCTAAATACATCGCTCCCCTTCTGGGAGGAGGATTAGTAGGGCGAGAGTGGGCAGGGCACTACTTAAAAACTTCTGGACTCTCGAAAGGGTGGCACTCTGCTTCGCTAAGGATTGCAGTAGACATGAAAAACACATCACACGTCCGAGTCCAAGTTCGGAATTTTAATTATGTATACTTCCGATAGAGGAAATGAAAATGGCGACTAGCTACAGCATGGGGAAACGCGCACAAGACCAAGCGTTTCGAAAAGCTTCTTCATTATTAGCGGCAGGCGGCCCTTCTGCGAGTAGTTCTGCCGCGAAGAGAAGACAGTATGCTGGAGAAGCTCGAGATGCCGCAGGACGTGAACTTGGATCTGTTGCAGGCGCTGTGGCCCAAACACAACTGACAGATCCCCGTACAGGCGCTCCTGGACAGCAAACTCCAGCAGACATTGCCCGCCAACAAGCTGAATTTGCCCAAGCAGCGCAGGGTGCTGCGGCTGACCGAGTAACAGCAGAGAATCAGGCAATGATGGAGCAAGCCCGAAAAACAGTGGCTCAAGAAATGGCAGAAAGGAGAGCCAGGAGAGCAAGGGCTCTCGCTATTGGCGCTTCTCTTGCTCTTCCCGCTCTTGGGCCTGTTTCTGGTGCTCTTGGCGCTGCTGCGGCCAAAGCGGCCGAAGGCTCTTTTAAACGAAATCTTATGTCTGGTGCCTCGCAATACCTTAGTTCTCTGCAATCTCAATATGGCGGCGGCGGTAACAGTAGCGGCGCAAGCAATGGAGAATCCTAATGGCTGAACGAGACCTTCTCCCACAAGCTTTAAATTCATTCGGACCTCAAATCACCGGAGATATTGAGGATCTGTACGGGCTTCGCTCTGAAGAATTTCTCAGGGGAATTGCCCCAGATGTCGCTAATCGAATCTACGGGCCTCGGACTCGTATTTCTCCGCAAGCAGCAGCCGAACTTAAGGTAGACCTGGCTAAGACTTACAAAGACCTGGCTAAGGTTTCTCAAGATGGCAGCACTGCTTCTGCCTCAGATCGAGTAAAGCTGGCAATAGCGGCCCTCCAAGCCGGGGCAAAGACAGAGGCCGCTAGCATTACCGCCCGTGCCGGCATTACTCGGATGGAAATGTCGGGTCAGTTTAACTTGGCTCTCGAGAACCTTAAGCAGGCAGACGACGCCTTGGGCTCTTTGGGTCCGATCAGTACTGCTGATCGTGATGATGCCGCCCGTGTCGCTAATGCTGTGTCGGGCACAGCCTTGCTACAAGAACTCCCCCGAGCAGACTTGTTTGAAGTCGGTGCTGCTGGGACACAAGCTGGGCAAGATGCTGGCCTTCAAGCAGCGCAGGACGCAGCATATAATCAGATGCGTCAGATAATCGCAGAAGACCCTGATCCAGAACGGGTTGCTCGGATCACAGCACAGGTTGCGACGACGATGGGCACTACTCCCGAACGCGTCAAAAACATGATGGTTAGGAAAGCCGGAGCCAGAGGTGACCGTGCTGAGAATGTGATGGTAACCGAAGCTTACGAGGGGGAAGCAAGCACGTCTGCTATGGAAGCTCTTGCTCGTTATGAGCGCAGTACCCTAGACGCGCAATCTGCACTCCAAGCAGGGGCGAGAAAACCTGGGGGTACTGGCGCACAGTCTTTCCTAAACATCGGCCTGGCCGCACTCGAACCAGGCCCAGCCGGTGTGCAGGTCGATAATGACACACTTCGTTCTTTGGGCGTTACCGCAGAACAACTCCAAGACCCTAACGCGACAAACGACATCCAATCCGCTGCTCAAGCACAGATCGAAAATCTGTTTACTGCAATTGATGATGGCGCTGCTGCAACCCCCTACATGCAGCAGAAGGTCGACGCAATCAAAGAAAGCGCTCGAATCGAGGGCTCGGAGTTTCGAGAATTTTTAAAGCAGTCTGGTTTGGACCCTGACAGCCCCGCTGCTGTCGATGTCGGGTTTCAGCTTTTAGAAGATGAATACGCAGAAGTTCGCAAGTATGAGACTCGTCAGGCAAAGATGCAGGCAAACGTCGCACGCAGACAACGCCGTCTACAGCGAGCAGCCCAGCGCCAACGGGACGCTGAAGGAGAACTGGCCGCTGGAACTGTGCAAGCGGGTCCGGATCCCATGATGCCCATCGACCAAGAATTGGAGATGATGGAGCAACAAGCTCTTCAGCGTCAAGGACAAACCGCCCCAGCAGCCGAAGCTCCAGCAGCCGAAGCCCCCGCAGCCCCCGATCCAGAAGAAGCAGATCTTGTACAGCGTGGACTAATCCTCGAAGGGACCAAGATTATCCCACTGGGAAAATTAGAAGGCGACAACACATACGAGTATGCGTTCGATGCTGCTACAAATGAGTTTATTGGTTATCAGCCCGGACAAGATCCTCAGACAGGCAATCGGTTTAGCCTTGAGACATTTGCTGAAGGAGGAACTAATCCTCGCCTTGTAAGCTCTTTAGCAAACGCCGCCGCTTCTCGAGTTGCAGAAGCTCAAGGACCGGCTCCCCAAGAAGCTCCAACACAAGAGGCTCAGGGCGCTGATCCCGCTGTCCAGCGTGAAGGAATTGGAGTCCGTAGGTCACAAACGGAGAACATGCAGACGATTGAAAAGCGTCTTCGCGCTGCCGCTCGAGCAGCAAGAAAACGTGGTAACGAGGAGTCCGCAAATAATCTTGAGGAAGAAGCCGACAGGTATCTAACCTTGGAATCGGGCGTTGTTTACCGAGACGAAGAAGCACGGGCCCAGGGCGTAGGAACTGGGTTCGAACAAGAAGAAGCGCTTCCCGGTGATGAGCGATTTTCGATAGGGGCCATTCCAGAGGATGTGGACCAATACGAGGTGCCAGAAGAGAAGCAAACATTAGAAGATTTGATTCCAGAAGATCAGCCTTCTCAGCCGATACAAACACGTCTTCGGCCCCAACCTTTAGAGCCAATCGAAAATCTACTTCGTACAGAAGAAGAAAAAGCAGAAATGGAAGAAGCAAATCCTCCGGAGTTTGAGGGGCAGCCTGGAACGGAGCCTACTCTTTCTCAGTTTGAAAGATCTAGGTCTCTCATGGGACTCCCAGCAGGATTTATTCCGCAAACAAATAAACCCGCTTCTGCTGGAAATACGGGCTCTTTGCAAGAAGCAGCAGCTAAACGGCTCGAAGAAATGAAAAAACGCAAAGAACAATCTTCGGCAGGGGCCGCCCAGTAATGGCAGATCCGCAGGACTATCAGCTAGGGTTTACAACCTCGGGCCTCCCTTTCTTGGAAGGGAAGAAGGGTGAGAGCGTCCAGGCATTGACTCCTACGCAAGCAAGGAAACGGCTAAACGAGCTTTTACTACAACAGGGCGACACACCCAACACTACTCGTCCTGCTCCTCGCCCTCGCACAGGCCCACAGCTTCCTGTGACTCCTGCGGTTTCTGCCCCTCCGGTACAACCCGTACAACCTGCACAACCTGCACAACCCGTACAGCCTGTTCCCGAGGCTCTCCAAGAGCCTATAGAAGCTGTGCGGCAACGATTACCAGGACGCTTAATCGGTTCTCTTCCTGGACTACAAGGATCTCCAGCCGCTTCCCTTCTTCTCCAACAATCCGGGCTCACCGACCGTAAACGGCCTGCCGGACCAATTATCCCAGAAGAAGAGATGGAAAGAGCCCTTGAGGGTGTTGAGGGCGCAGAAGACTTGTCCGAAGCTGGCCGACGCTTTGAGTATTATCAAAGGACACGGACTCCTCCGCAAGGCTGGAACCCCACCCCTGCTGAGACCGGCTCTCTTCTCCGAGAAGGGCTGGTGACGGATGCAGACCTAAAGGGGCAGGGGAATCGGCAGATTATTTGGGATGCTCTCCGAGCACAGCAGACCGGCCCGCTGCAAGTTGCCGCCCGCCTTCGGGCCTTAAATGTCGTACAGCAAGAAGCGGTAGCTCCAGGGGAAAGAGCAGTCCGGCAGCGTCTATACAAGAGAGGATTAGCCTTTTCAGAACTGGGCTCTTCGCTTGATTGGTACGGCAATCTCGCAAAGCTTGAAGATGAGTATTACACCTACTTGGGCGAAGAACGGATAGAGGAAGGAAAGGGTCCAATTGAAGACGCCTCTCCTGAAGAGCAAGAAGAGTTTAAACGAACGGTCGCATTCCGCGCAGCCCAGACACTCCAGAGCATTGCTTCTGCTTCTGGGCTTTCTGTTTCCGATGTAAACAACCCCGAGATTCAAAAGAACATTGAATGGTGGTGGGCTGGACTCGAACCGTACAGGGCCATTTTTTCTCCGGTGACTTTCTTTGAGCCGTCGCCCGGAGGAGGTCTTGCCGTTTCTCCTGAAGAAGCGGTTTACAATATAGGAGAACCTCGGTACATCCCCCAGGCCCAAGAAGCGTACGGATCTTTACAGAAGTTCGCTATGTTTGCTTCCTTAGTCGGAACTCCTGTCGCTGCCATGATGGAGTCTGGCGAAAGTTGGAGAGATGATCAAACGATTGCAGCTATTCGAGAAGGGCGTGCTGACCCGTTCGATCACCTCGATAAGTTTGGCTACCTGCTCACAGGAGACGAGGACAGCAGATTCAACAAAGTTTTGGGCACATCGCTCTTAACCGTAGGTCTTTTGCTTGAGCCCGAACCCTTTACTGCACTCTTGTCTGTTCCAGCCGCAGGAAGAAAAGCGATAGCTTACGCTATGCGGAAAAGAAACCTGACCCGCCCCGAACGAGTGCTTAGTCGAGAATTGACAAAGCTAAGGGAGGGAAGAGTAACTGAACAACAATTCCTCGAAAATGTCCGAGAGGCCGGAGAACCCGCTCTTGCGGATTTTCTCAGTACAATGGGACAACAATCCCTCGGTGTAATGGGATCAAATCGTACGGCTTTTGCCAAATTTAATAGATATATTGAAGGGTTAGAGCAAAAAGCAGTAGAGTCCCAAAGAAAATTGGTAGAGCTTTCGGGAGAATCTGCGTCTGCGAGCCAGCGAGCGTCTGTGGCACAAGCCCAACTTCAAGCTCTAGAAGACGCCGAAAACCTCGCGATGGCAACGATGGTGAGGGAAAGAGCGCTCCTTGATGCGACTCTTGGGCTTCGAGGATTGACCCCGGAAGAAGCGGCACGCGTTGTTGATCCCAAGGATCTTAAACGATCTAAATACACTGCGGATTCTCGGTACCGAGATATCACAGAACGTCGAGGAAGGGCACTCGAACGTGAAGCAAACAAAGCACAGAAACAATATGACGCAGGTCTTCGAAGCTTAAATCGCGAAAATCAACAAGTGGGTAGAGCCCTTCAAGATATCCTGGGCACTGAAGTTCCGGCTGCTGGCCGAACATCAACAGGCCGAGTCTCAGCCCGTTGGTATCCAGTTGTGACTACCGACTCTGCTGGCGCTGTTCGAATTGCGGATAGCGTACCTACAGTCACGGGCGCGGATATTGTTGCAGTTTGGGATAATACTGCGGGCAAATGGATAGAACCCACTGGGATTAATCCCAATCGAGTTTACGGAGGAAAACGGGGGGGACCACTTCAAATTGAAAACATCTCAGCAGGCCCAAGCAGCCAACGAAGGCGTCCGGCTGGATCTGCATCTCTCCCCGAAGCCTCGAATCGAAAATACGATCTTTGGTTTGATGTTGTTGACGGCTCGGGCAATCGGTTTCGAGTCCGGCATCCCGTCTCTCGGTCAAGTTGGGGCCGCCGCGCAGACGCCCGAAAACTACAAAGAGAAGGGTTTGGAATTGACGTTAGACAAGCCCAGGCTTTGAACAACGCATCACGCCTTCGGGCCGAAAAGCTTAAGGAGTTTGGACCTATCGCCGCTGCCCGCGACATCGCTGTGTCTAGACGAAAAGCATTCATGGTTGCTGTAGACGAAGCTGAAAAGGGGACGACGGCTGCTTCTCGAATCAGAGCTTGGCGTAACTCACGGAATAGGTACGAGTCAGCAAGCCGAACCCGGAAAGAAGCCGCTAAGAAAGCCGGAAAAGCGGCCAGAGAAAAGACTAGTGCAGCTTCTCGAATCAGAACTCAAGTGATCAAGTTTGCAGAAAGAGAAGCGGATATTGCGGCCTCAAAGGCTCAAAGAGAAGTGTTGGGCGAAATTAGCGGTAAGGTTGAGCAAGGGCTGGGGGATCTTCAAAAGATCTTAAAAGAACGTACTGGCGGAATCTTAGGGGCTACATTCCGGCGTGGCCTCAACGATATTATTGATTACCAAAAGCTGCGTCCTGAAGAAGTTCGAGAAGCTGTCCAAAACATCGTCACGAAGAAAATCAAAGACACTAAGGATGGTGGAGGCGTTATCCGGTCGGATGGCTTTAAGTCAGGGCTAGAGATGCAATACATGCAGGCTCCGAACGCAACTCGGGAGACAGCAGAGCAGGCTCTCGAACTTCTCAAGGGCAGGAGTCCTGTAGCTAAGAAAGTCTTAGATGCTGCCGAAGAAGGCAAACGTGTGTCCCTAACAGGGGAGGAGATTGCAGACCTTCAGCAAGCAACATCTGAGTGGGTCTCTAAGACTTGGAAAATGCGCCAGAACTCAGGCCCCCTAAGTTACGGGAGCGCGTTGCAGAGAGAGCGTGATTACTATGCTCGCCTTCCCGCAACATCACTTAAACAGAGCGTAGGAAATTGGTTTAGGAGAAGGGCGACCAAGAAAGTCAAAGATCCAGTGACCGCTGCCCGCGCTCTTAAGATGCGGCAGTTAGGCGTTACTGATGAAGAGATCGCGGACGTTTACATTGCGGCTTCGAACCTTTACGACTTGGGCATGGACGAACTTCTCGCGGCTACTAACTTTGGAAAAATGGGCCCTGAGAACGCCACACAAAACATGATCAAGCTGATGGACAATGAGGAAAGACTTGTCCTAAGAACTACTGAAAGCCGTCTTACTCCCGAATCTCTTGTATCCGAAGAGACCCAAAAGCTCGACGACCTCCTCGGGCTCGACTCGCGTTTTATAGGTGCTAAGGCTTCTCTTCTGGACGACCTTCGCGTTGTGCCCCTTCGAGGGTTGAGTGATAAAGCTTTTTATGAAAAGAGGCTTAAGCTCGCAGAAAGCTTAGGCGTTCCAGTAGATGAAATTGATCCAGCACTTGTTCACCGAGCATTAGATGAGGCCGCAAATGACCAGAGCACTCGTGCTCTCGAAACTATCGCATTCGCTTTCTACCCCCCGGCGATCAACGTAGAACAGGGGACCGGCGCAAAACTTACTTACGCTGCGCTTGAGATCCTACGAGGGAAAAGAGCGGCGGACGGCACATTCAAAGGGGGCGCTAAGACTTTCCGAGAGTTCTCGACTCGAATGATTGAAGCCACTCGAAGGATTACGGGAGGAGCAGACGATAGCGCCCGTGCTTACGCGATGGCATCTACAGGATTTACTGGGGCTGCTGTTACTGGTTACGCTAAGACTTTAGCAGCACGAGTTACTTATGCGCCGATTACCCCAGACCAGGCGGTTGCTCTAAATAGACTTTTAGTGGGCAATCCCACAACCGTAGTAGATTCGTCCAAAAAGGGATACGCGGCATATGCTTTGACCGGAAAGCAAATTGATGAAGGCATCGAAGCTCTTGCCCAGCTTGGGGTTCCCCTTACCGAACGGGGAGTTAAGCTGTGGTTTAAAGATGGAAGGATAAAGGGCGAAGTCGCAGAGACTGTAAAAGAGTTGGTTCGAGTCGGAAGTGACCCTTCTGCTAACCCATACATGATTCGCGGGTTGTTGGATCAATTAGACTCCCTTACTCAAGGCGCCACGAAGAAGCTCACGGGCTTTAATCCACTAAAACCTGAGATGAATTTAGCGGAAGCGGCGTTTATGAAGACCCAGAACTCTTGGGATTTTCTAAACTCCGCGTGGAGAACGTCACTCACTACGGGCATTTTGTACCCAAACCCCGCTTACTGGGCCAACAACGTTATGGGAGATTTCTCCCAAATGTGGTTCGAGACGGGGCTAACGACTGCGGCTCGCTTGTCTTTTAACAACTTCGCCAACAACATCCCGGTTTGGGGACGAGGGCTTGCAGAACGACAAGCCCAGATGCAGGCTTGGGCAGCGAAAAAAGGGGCTGACGCTCTTCCTTCTCCTCTCGAAGTTACCGTGAATCCCTACCTGGGCAAACTCCTCAAGGGTGATGACTTCGTAGTAGTTGCCCGAGATGGTACTCGTATCCGAGGCTCAGACTTGATGCGAGAGGCCATCGAAGATGGAATCTACGCAACCCAAGTCAATCAGGAGTTGTTCACTCTCTTTAAAAAAGAGCTTGAGAAAAACGGGTGGTCTAAGACTTGGAAAGAAAGCTTTGGAGCAGCCGTAAAGGGCGATGCTCGAATTACGCAGCTTATTGCAGATCACGCAAACTTAGTCCAACAGCGGCAGAGAATGGCTCTGTATGCAGACTTTCGAATGAAAGGCCTGTCTCGAATAGAGGCCAGACGCCGGACTCTTGACGCGCTGTATGATTGGAAAGACGGGGTATCTGCTCTTGAAATCAACACGTTTGTCCGACTTTCTCCTTTTTACCGATTCTGGAGACTGGGCTTACGGCAGATGTCCGGCGCTTTCTTAGAGCCTGTGACTAAGCCGATTACAACTCAGCTTCTTAAGTCCCTAAAAGGGCAAACCAAAGCTGCTCGGACTAAGCAGCAAATCCTGCTGTTTGGTGGAATGCCCGAAATCTTTGGGTATGGCGACATGAGTAATGCAGACTCTGAAGCTAGTATCATGGCTGATTTCTATGCGTTCAAATACCCGAATTACCTGGATAGCAAGGTTATCGGTACGTTCTCGGCAATGCCGTCTGACAAGAACTGGAGAGACTGGTACATCCGAGAGACTGGCGTAAACTACGATTCTATCGCTCGTGTTCTTCCTACAGCAACGATCTTAGACCTTGCTTCACTGATGAGCAGTACTTTCCAAGGGCTCTACCACATAGGCACAAAAGTTACAGGCAAAGAGCCTTTCGGAAAAGCCCCACCGAATTGGGCATCGCAAGCTACTGAACCCTGGGTTCAGCAACTCAGTCCTCCAATCCAACAGGCTACTCGATCTGTCTTAGCTGGAGCAGGGGTGCCTACAGAATACTATTCAAGTAACGGACAGATTAAACTGAGCTTAGGCGCACAAGAAGTTGTACTTGGTATTGATAAAGTCCTGGGTGGCATTCCGCTTACAAACGGACTGTTTGGGCTTCCTATTTCAGACGAGCCCGATCCCAATTCGGGCAAGTACACAATGAATAAGTACGCATACCTTATGTTAGAACTTCTTACTGCTCCTACAGGAGGTCTCCTGACTCAGACTCCTCGGTATATCAAAGCAGCGAAAAACCCAGCTTGGGAAGATAGTTGGCAAGAGGGCGTACAGTGGATGCTGCAATCCCTATTCCGTGTAGGAGCACCAACTCCATACTCGGGCAAGAAGGGATTAGAAATGGCGATGAGAAAGGTGGACCGTGCGTTCTCTGAAAGAGAAACCGCAGACGTCTTCAAACAGTTTGAGGATCCTCGCGATCCAAATTTGAGATAATCGTCTCGACAGGTTCGATATAAGATAGTAAGATTTCAACAACTTCTGTGAAGAACAGAAGTCCTCACTGAAGATAGTTAGAGAAGACTCTAAATAGGAGAGTAAAAATGCCAGTCATGAAGCAGAAGTCCATCCAGCCTGCTACAAACGTCCCGTACTCTGAGGGAATCCTCGTTACCAACGACACACCCAATACTATTCCTGCCGGACGTATGGTGACCTTCCAACGTACCGTAGGAACCACGGCCACGTCTGGAGCCACGCTGACTGTCGAGCTTGCTGACGCTTCGTCTGCGGCTCGGTCCAAGAACCCACTTCTTGTTACTAAACACGCGATTCCTTCCGGAAAACGCGGTGTTTGTCTGCCCTGGTCGATGCTTACTGGCCTCGACACCTCGGCTCTTGCCGTTGGCGCTAATGTTTATCTCTCCGCAGCCGCAAACTTGGGCGCTCCCAAACTCACTGCGGGCGCTGTCGGCGGTGGAGCAGATCGAATCATCGGAGTAGTATTCGAGTCTCATGCAACTACAGGCCGTATCTTCTGTTGTCCGACCCTAATGGCTGGTCAGAACTAATAGAGGTGCCTAATGGCTGGACCAGTAAACAGAAAAACCTGGATACGAATTTCAGGCTCTCGGACTGGGGATGGTGAGATTTCTCTCGCCAACGTCCCCATCCGGGGCTGGATTCGACGTGCTCGAGCAGCGGGAACGGGTAACCTCACCTTGTCTATTGGGGAGGCCTCTTCCCCTGGTACTTTCGGAACTGTCCTTGCCTATGGTTCGACAGCAACTCCAATTGACCAAGAAGAAGATCCTGGAATTTTCTATCAAGTAGATCCCACTGCAACTGCTGGTAGTGTCGGCACTCTATATGCTGATGTGACGACGAGCAGCGCAGGAAGTGCGATCAATATCCAACTCGACATCGAGCCCGCTAACTAGGGGGCTCAATGGCTGAGATCTCAGGCTCAAGCTACCGATCTCGGGCAGAGGAGCGCATGCGGGAGAACGCTCGCAATGCGACCGCTCGTCTTGTGGAACAACGGAAAGAAGAAGAAGAAGAAGAGCGTCAGCGTAGAGAGCGGGCAATTCAGGAGCGACAAGAAAGGCGGCGCATTCGGTTGTCGCAAGATTTCTCTGAACCAGGCGTATTAGAAGCAAAGCTCCAACAGCAAGCCGAACAGTCGGGCCCAGAACGATCAAGGGTTCGACAAGAGCAACGCCTTAGAGAACTTCGCCAATCCCCAAGAGAACGGGGCATGGCCTCTTCCGCAGAGTCTGAAGAAATAAAAGGGTTGATAGAGTCGATTGGCCGCACCCCTCCCGTCCTTCTTCCAGGCGAGCGTATGTTGAAAGAAGCAAAAGAAGATTTTGGCAACCGTTTTCACCCCCTGCCTCCTCCAGCAACGTCTGTTGGAGAATTCCTCACTCTGCCTATAGCTTTTGCTTTCAACCAGTATGAGCTAAACAAGAAGGCTATTGAACACGGGGATAAACCTTACGAAGACCAAATTCGAGAGACGATCTTTGGGTCGGGCAGAGAAGAATACGGCCACCCCGAACCTGGAACTTCGATCAAGGGATTGCTTAAAAAACCGCCTCATCCAACTTTCCGGCGAGAATACGTTAATGCGTACAACGAATTCTCCAATCAAATTCGAGAGGGTCAGTTTATTCCCCGAGGCGTAGATGTACGAGAATTTGATGTAGCCCTCGACGAAGCGGAGCAAGCCCTCTTGGCTAAACTAGACCGCCGGGCACAAGGCTTATACTATACGTTTGTACTGGGGGGAAATCCGACAAGGCGATACATACCAGCACAAGAAATGTTGGATGCATACAGCAATGGCCGTCCTGACGAATTCAACAAGTTTGTCCGAGAATTAGCTCGAATTCAAGCCCGCAGACAGGCAAAAGCTGACTTCTATCAAGTATTTGGCGCCCAAGAGGATGAGGTTGAGTATCTTCAAAGCGAAAGGGACCGAGCGGCTAAACGCGCAGCCGAACGCAGGAGTCTCCGATAATGAAATGCCCTGGGCACAAAGACAAAGAAAAACGAGACTATAAGTGTGAGAACAAAGCTTATGGTTCTCGTCCTGATCAGAAGAAGCGTCGTGCCGCCCGGAACAAGGCTCGGTCGGATGCTGAGAAGAAAGGACTTGTCCGTAAGGGTGATGGGAAAGACGTCCACCACACTCAACCAAATGGAGATCTAAGAAAATCTCCGGTCGTGGTAATCTCAGCTTCAGTTAATAGGAGTATGAGTGCGCCCCAGAATCTTAGAAAGATGAGAAACAGGGTAGCAAAGAAACACGCGAGGAAGTCATAATGGCAAGATCAATCCCAGCCGCGTCAGCGGGAAGAACAATCCCTGCACCAGAAGCCGGTGGTGGCGGTGGTGGCGGAGGCGGAAACGCCTGGAAAGAATGGGTCGAACTTCCACTCGACCCCACTGACGCCAACGGGTGGATCGTTCGGGATGGAGTGGGCGTAACCGGAGCTACGACCTTGGCTATGGACGGCGATATTTTGAAGTTCAATCAGGACGGACTGGCAAGATTGCAGATCCAAGGGTCTACAATGAAAGGGAAGTGCATGATTAGAAAGCAGCACCTTCGCCCTTGGAATGAAGCTGGAATAGCACAACCCTCTGGAGTGCCTGAACACCTCTTTCAGCCCGAGAGCCTGATACTGAAATTGGAAGTTTTGTTCGACACTGATGGAGGGGGGCCAATTAACGGAGTGTCTTCTGGCGGGTACGGGCAAAACCTCACTTGTATGGTAGGTCTAACCGGGTACTCTTCAGACCAGGAGGGTGCGCCAACTATTGGAGGTACCAGTGTGCTTTGGATTGCTGCTCAATGCAAAAAGAGCGGCGGGAATGAGCCGTCTGGGTACGCGAACTCAAATCTCTATGCTGCCGGATACAAGACGTATTTCACTACGTCGGGCACATCTTCTGGATATACTTGGAAGAACCAGGCATCTGCTCCAGCTCAGGCCCATGACTCTATCGTCTTTTGTACGCCACCAATGAGGAAAGAAAACAGTGCGGGACGCAACGATGTCTGGGGTGGGAGCTACTCTGCGACGACCCCGTTTTTTCCGCTCGCACTCAACGGGCAGTCTTGCTACGACAATGCGACCAAGTTTAGCAACGAGAGCGCTCAAACTTTTTGGCACATCGCTGTCTGGTTTGGAGCAGACAATAACAATGTGAGTCAGGGAAATATTAGGGTGAAACGCATTCGATATCTTTGGCAACCTGTACAGAATAGGGAGCCATTGACATGACGGTTTTATTTATTCAATGTTCAAGCTCCTCAACCGCACAGCAGATTGTTACCGATGTTGAGGCAGGAGAACTGTGGGGTGTTGACATGGGCAGCACTTCGAAAGTCGCTGCCTACTCTAACTATGCCTTGATCGAGTGTACCGAAACTCGTCATCTTAATTTGATTGACGCAGAGAAGGATCTCGATAAATACGAAATCACATACGGAACTACAGATCCAGATTCTTTCACAGAAGCTCCGTCAGATTGGAAAGTGTGGTTCTTGCGTGGAAGAATCCAATAGGGGGATGAATGGAACAGCGTGTGCGCAAACTTGAGACTGATGTAGCCGTCTTGGGCCAACGAGCGGACACGGTAGAAGGTGAAGTGTCTTCGATTCGTCAGGATATTCAGGGCATCAAGAAAGAGATTCACAAGGCCCAAGGTTTGATCTTAGCGACCATCGTTATCATGCAGTGCATCGCGATCTTTATGGAGGGATGATTGGAATCGGAATTCATAGCACACCTCTTAGACCTAGGCATGACCGGCGTGTTTGTCGGATACCTCATCTATCAAAATAAAAAGATGGGAATTCAACTCACTAAGATGACTAGAAAATACGAGGAACTTTTTGAGCGCGTGCTAAAGGCGGTCGAATGAGTATGGCTAAAGACCGTAGAACTGCGGCACGCGGGGCTATGCTGAAAAAGAAATATGGGTTTGATGGCTACAACAAGCCGAAGAGAACCCCAAACCATCCCACTAAATCCCACATGGTGCTCGCCAAAGAAGGCAGCACAATCAAGCTAATTCGTTTTGGGCAGCAGGGAGTAAAGACGAACCAGACCGCTGGGCAGCGTAAAGCGTTCAAGTCTCGCCACGCTAAGAATATCTCAAAGGGTAAACTGAGCGCAGCGTATTGGGCGGACAAAGTGAAGTGGTCCCCCAGTAAAACAAAACAACCTAAAAATCAAAAATGGAAAAAAGGGTCTTAGGAGATAATCATGGCCAAAGGCGTAGCCCATTACAAAGAAGACGGAACTCTCTATGACGGAGAAACCCACAAGATGCCTGACGGCACTCTCCATACAGGCAAAGAACACTCAGATTCTTCTGTTCCCTTATTCCATATGGAGGATCTTTCAGAAGAAGCAAAGGAAAAGGCGATGAAAGGCAAGGGTAAAAAGAAATTTAATCTAAAAGAAATGCGGGAAAAAGCGGCTAAAAAAGCCATGTCTAAAAAGAAGAAGAGTGGAAGTGCCTACTAAACTCAAAAAAATGCGAAAAAAGGCGGCAAAGAAAGCTAGCCGAGTAAACGAATCCGGGAACTACACCAAACCTGGAATGCGTAAGCGCCTTTTTGAGAAGATTAAAGCCGGAAGCAAGGGTGGAAATGCGGGGCAGTGGTCTGCCCGTAAAGCCCAGATGCTCGCCAAGCAGTACAAAGCCGCTGGCGGAGGCTATAAAAACTGATGGCAAAGACGAAGACACAAAGATCTTTGGATACCTGGACCGGACAAGAGTGGACAACACCTTCGGGCAAAAAAAGCAAAGATACCGGAGAAGTCTACGCGCCAAAAAATAAGATTAAAGCTCTCCAGTCTTCTGCTAAAGGCAGGGCAAAGTTAGCGAGAGCGAACAAAAAGAAAAGAGAAGCAACTGCAAAAGGCGAGCAGCACGCCGATCACGGTCTTCACTCGAGAAAGAAGAAAGCATAAAAAGCCGTGCCCCAACTTTAGCGGCTTGAACAAGGAACAGACATGGCTCATTTTTCTCTCGACGAATTTGTCGGAGCGATCCAAGAAGCGGTGGTTAAGTCCACTGATATTGCGGAACAACACGAACTCGATAACATCCGCAAAGAAGAGTATTGGATTGCTACTGACGAGAAAGCAGAGGATGGTACTCCGATTTACAAACCTCGGATGGTTACTGTTCGTTTGCCTGTGTGGGTCGAGGGCAAGCAAACTGAACAAGACATCCAAGTTCCAATGCAAACGCTCGTCACTGGACAATCGCTCGCCATTGAGCAGATGACAGTTGAGATGGATATTGAACTTCAAGGCATGGAAGACGGAGCAGACATTGGCTGCATACACCGTAAGTTGAAAATAAATCCCTCGATTGGAGGTAATGGATGGTTCGCTAAAAAGCGAAATACTGCTAAGATTTCAATCACTTTCAAGGGGCAGGAGCCCCCAGAAGGTTATGCAAGAATCGACAATCAACTTATTAAACTACTTCCGTAGGAGAGAACAATGGCAGACGGTCTCGTAAAAATGTCCGACCAATTTGGCGGCCTTCCAATGGACCAACTTATCGGTGGTCCCCTCAAAGCAGCTTGCGACTCCCAAGTCCAGCTTGCCAAGGCTACTGCTGACTTTATTCAGAATGTTGGACTTGAGGCCGATTCAACAGGCGCTCTCAAAGCTCGAACTGTTGACTTTACTTACTCCAAGCCCGTGAATGACGGCGCTGGCGGATACACCGAGGTTACCAATCAACTTGATGTCCCGATCCTTGCAATTCTCAATACTCCTTCTCTTCAAGTAAAAGAGGTCGAAGTCGACTTTACTATGGAAGTGAAGTCCAGCACCTCCGAAAAAAGTAGCCGAGACTACGAAGCTGCCATGGACACTCACGTCAAGGCAGGCTGGGGCCCAGTTAGTGTTGACGTGAAAATCCACGGTTCTATCTCAGCAAAGAGCGAGAACACTCGATCTTCTGACAACTCGGCTAAGTACAACGTCAAGGTCATTGCTCGAGACGATGGTATGCCAGAAGGACTCAAGCGTTGTCTCGACATCGTCCAATCCGCAATCGCAGAAAAGCCCGCCGCTGCGCCCGCGCCTGCGCCTACTCCTGCCCCAGCACCGAGGTCATAACCATGAAGAATAAAGGAAAAATCCTACAACAAGCGATTGTTATGGCAGAGGATCTCTTTCCGGGCCCTAAGATGGGGAAGAAAAAGAAAGCCTGGGTTGTAAAGTTCATCAACGAACACGTCAATCTTCCAATCCTCAATGAGAGGCAAGAGGCAAAGATCATTGGATTCGCTGTTGATGTTCTATGCGATCTCATGTTCCAAAAAGTCCAAGAGATCAAAGCACAATGATCCCTGCGATTCTAAAACACGTCCAATCTCTGGGCTATCGTATTTTCGATGGTGGCCACGCCTATAATCTGAACATTATTGGTATTCGAAACAGCAAAAACGTAAACTCGTTCAACGATTTTCTTTGTTGTGTGTATCGAGAAACAGAAGATGGCGCTTGGACCGTAAAATACTGGCCAGCAACAACTGATCCGGGGAAGTTTTGTCTTGAAAACCCTGAAGTCTACGGAACATCGGCAGGAACGGCAATCATCGTCCCAGGGCAGTACCGTGGTGTTTACAAACTCGATCTCCACCGAGGTAAATACGAAGCGCTCTGCCAACGGAACGGAAAGATCAAAGTCTATAGAGACGGAAACCGAGATGATGTCCTCGACATGGACCCAGACACGATCCAAGAGGGCTTTTTCGGCTGTAATATCCACAAAGCTGGCGCAAACTCCACTCAAGTAGATAAGTGGTCTGCCGGGTGCCAGGTCTTTGCCCGAAGCAGAGATTTTGATGAGCTAATCGCGCTTTGCCATAAGCAAATTGAACATCATCCCACCTGGGCACCTTCTTTCACCTACACCCTCATCACGGAGTGGTAGAAATGGAAAAACTAAAAGAACTCTGGGAGAAACTCAACCTTAAAGTAGCCCTCGTTGGAGGGGTGGTTGTGGTTTCTACTTCCTTGGGCACTTGCCATCTTGTAAAAGATGACGCGCCTGAAGAGTCTCCGATTGAGGAGACTACTACGACCGAAGAGGTCGCTCCGGCTGAAGTGCCAGAAGAGGTTCCGGCTACGCCAGAAACTCCAGAAGAAGAGTAAGAGGTGGGGGATAGCGTCGGTGTTGGGCTTGACGTTAGTCGGGTTGTTTCTGTTTCTACTTCCCGATTTTCTATCCCCCACCCCTTTATTTCTCTTTCTCGGGCTTCCAACCCATTTTTCTTTTAGTGCCATAGACATAGGCGTCTGCCCTGTCTTTGGACATCTTCTTTTTCTTTGCTTGATTCCTGAGCCGGTCTTCAACCGACTTCAGAATCTCCTCGCTCGGTGCCATCGTTAATCTCCAAAGGGTGGCCTGGGGTTCTTTTAATTTCTACATAACTCCAAGAACTCCGCTTCCGTCCTCTAGGCTTGATGGTCGACATTACGACAACCTGGCAGGGGGACTTCTCCAAGACCTCTAAAGTCTTGCCCAAAGTGAGTGGATCCCACATCCGGTCATCCACTACAATCAAATCGCCAGAAAACGCTATCCCTGCGGCGATTGCAGCGAGAAGACGAGCCTCCGTGCTTCCAGACAGCGCGGTGTGCTCCTCCCCATCTCTGGTAAGTCCGATGTTTATGGCGCCGCCGGAAGCATCGAACAAAAGGGTGTCTCCCTTGGGCAAGAACTTACCTACAGATTTACAGAATTTGTCAGCTACTTCGTCGAGCATATCGTGCATGACTTGGATGACTGCATTCTTTAAAGCCTTAAGAGAAGAAGACAAATCAGAAGCTCGTACCTCCCCATTCTTGGCTAGTGAAGCAACTTTCGTCATTCTACGGTGTAGAAGAGTTTCTCCGATCTCTCCGAGCAAGTCCTCAGTCGGCGGAATGCGTTGGATGGCATCCTTGCCCCCGAGTTGCTTGGTCAAGTGCGAAAGCACATGCCCTGCTTGGAGCATCGGGTCTGCTTTGTAGTCAAGGTAGATCACCTTTAGTAGATCCCGAAGCATGGCCCGTTGTAGGGTGTTCCAGACTCCTCCAAGCTCGTCATCTCCGACAAACCGGACTGTGCCCATAGACTCTAAGGCGATCTTACTCGCTTTTACCTGGGCACTCTGATCACGTTGAAGAGATCCTATTTTCGTTAGAAGATCTGTAAGGCTGACTGGCCGGTCAAGGGGGCACACGAGGACCAGCGTTTCGTGTAGTTCCTTGGGCAAAAGGTCCATCAGGTCTGCCGCTGTGATGTCCTTACAGAGCACTTCCCAGAAAAACTTCACTTTGGTTTCGGTGCTCCCCGACATTACAGCGTGTAGTTCTGCGATTGATAATGCACTTTGACCTTCGTTTGCTCCCGAAGACTTAGGCCTTTTCCCGCGCTCAAGAACCCACCTTCGGATGCTTCCATTATCAAAACGGGCAACAGCCACAGCTTCATTTTGTGAAGGGGGAATTAGAGCAGACAGAAGCTTCCCGTCTTTGATGGGCTTGTCTCGGTACAAAAGACCATAAGCACTTCCCGTTCGGGCAAGCTGTAGGGCTTCTGCGATAGCGCTTTTTCCAGACTCGTTGTTACCGATTAGAAGGGTGTGTTTACCGATGTTTACGGTGTAGTCCCCACCATCTGGGCTCTTGATGTTTGTTTGAATCTGAGTGACAAAGTTGCTCATTGGGACTCTCCGCAAAATTCTTGGTGGACCAAAGCTAGTGCTGCGCCATTCATTCGAGAAGGCGTAGTCTTACCCATCTTCCAACGACGTAGGCTTTGTACGCTTGGATTAGCTCCTGCAAGATGTTTTCCCATCTCGACCGCGATCTTTTCATAAGAGAGGCCAATTGCCCCAAGGTCGTACAGTAATTTACCAGGCTCTACTTGAGCCTTTACTCTCGCTTCAATTGTCGGACTACGCATTGTTCTTCTCCTTAAAAGGAAGGTTAAGTTGAGGGTCTGGATCACAGCGATAGCCTCCTGACCAGTCCTCTTCATCATAGGGATAAACCTGTGTAATTCTTTGGATTTCAGGGGCGTCTCCCCGCTCTTTGTGTTGGCAGAGGAGAAAAACCGGACGACCGACTCGGATTGCCATTCCAACAATCTGAGCAGTCGCCCGGCCCACGAAAGGGGTTGGAATAACGATCATGTCGTAGTAGGGCTTTCTGGTAATCGAGTGCTCCCTCTGGACCACACTCTTTGCCCAAGAATTCCAGTCTCCTCTGTGGTGAACCCGAAAATCTTCCCTTCCGGGAACGATGTTGATCTTCAAGTCCTTACCCGCACGTTCTCCCCGCGCTTGGATAATCTTTCGGATATTCCCGCAATCCTCCTCGATCTTATCTTCTGTATCGAAAGAGGGGTGTGCGTAGAAAATGCTCACTTTCTTGCTCATTTCTTTTTCCTCGCTTTTTTCCGCATCTCACGGCATTTTTCACAATCACAAAAGACAGGACGTCTCATACTTCGCTCCAACGATTTCCGATGTCGGCTTCTGCCGTATAGTCGAGAAGGGGGTTCTTCTTCCGTCGTCGATTCATTACGCCCTCTAAAATCTTAGCCGCCTCTTCCGCCTTATCTTCGGGCACCTCAAGGTAAAGCGCGTCGTGGCCATGGTTGATCAGCCATTCGACTGGAATAGTCTTTCCAGTAGGGTCGATGGCTTCTGTAGAAAACCATGGACGTTTTCCATAGATAAGCTCGATCATCCCCTCGTTTACTATGACAGCCCCCCCTGACTGGATGGGGTGATTGACAAGCTCGTTGATCTTATCCTCGTTTCGAAAGTACCGACGCCGGTCCCAGAGAGAATCTCCGATGAAACCCTCTCGCCTGTATCTCCCCTCGATCATTCGCCACCACTTTGGGATTTCAGGATCGGCTTTCTTTAGGCCATGGACAACCTGGCGCACGTCCTCAACTGTAAGGTGGGCATAGAGGAGGTTGCCTTGGTCATCCTCAACTGAACAAATCTGTTCGTGGATTCTCTTAGTAGAAGCTGCGTACTGCCACGCGTATCGAGTGTTCTTAGTAATATCTCGCGTAGCTTTAAAAGTGCCCTTCCCCTTTTCTCTCCTTTCTTTGGGCGCTCCTTCCAAGCTCCAAATTCCCTTACCGTACACAACTTCCATTGTTTCGTTGTGGGGATCGAGACCCTCTCGAATGACGCGCAAAGAGTGTTTAGCCTGGGCCTCTTCTACAATTAGCCTCAACTCAAGCTGGTCCATATCCGCACCGATAAGAACGCAACCTTCTCGGGCAACGTAGATATCACGGAGGGTGTAAGGAATGTTCTGGGCATTTGGGTTGCTGGAAGAGTACCGTCCTGTCGCGGGTAGACGATTGTACGAAGGGTGGATTCTTGTAATCTGCTTCTCGATTAAAGGACGAACGTAAGTGCCCAGAAGCTTTGATACTTTTCGATAAGACCTCACAGATCTTAGAAACTCAACTTTCTCTTCAGAAAGGCCGTAGTGGACAATCATCGTCCGGAGAGTTTCATCGTCTGTAGAAGGGTCTCCTGTTTTCTCAGAGTAGTGATGGGGGGACAGGTTCCATTCTTTAAAAAGAAGCTGTGCCATCTGGCGTGTGCTTTGGGGATTAAAGCTTTCCCCAGCAATCTCCTTGCAGGCTTTTAGTTGTTTCTTGGCCTCGAGGTCTAGCCGGAACAAGTGTTCCTGAGCACGCTCCTGATCTACTTCAATGCCATTACGCTGCATCGTAGTGCCCAGGTGTTGTAAGGTGTGTTCACGAGGCAACAGGTGCATCTGGCTTCGCTTCTTCACATCTTGGGCAAGAGGCTTTGCAATCCTCGCAGTAACACAAACATCTTTCCCGCAGTAAATGTGGAGTTCTTCGTCCGTCTTCGCCTCAACTGCGGTATGGTCTGCTTTCCAAGCTTCTGGGTTATCAGTATAAAAGGAACCCACGAAACCAAGATTATGGGGAAGTTCGTTGTCTGCTAAGAGATGGAGTAGGATGGTGTCACAGGATAGATTGGGAGTGATCCCTGTCCATTGCTCCATGACGAGTCGATCATATTGCCCTGCATTGTGTCCCAGGACAGGGATTCCCGGCTCCTGGAAGAAGGTTCGGAATATCTTCTTCAGCGCAGCTTGCTGTTCTGGGGACGCAAGAGGTCTGCCAACGATGCTTTCGATCTCGACAACGAGAGCCTCGTCCTCCGTCCCTAAGCCGACACAGCGGACGTTTGCAGTAAGCGGATCAATACCGTCAGTCTCAAGGTCATAGGCAACGAACTTCCCCTCTTCCTGCCACTTCTTCAAATAAGCAGAAACCACTTCGGGCTCATTGGTCCGAGTTATTTTAGGCTCCGGCCAGTTTAATTTAGAGTCAAAATATCTCAGTGCCTTCCTCAAATCGTGGAAGAAAACTTCTCGGTATGCTGGCTGACGCATGACCCAAGCAGGGTGCATCGTGTATCCAACCTTTAAAGTTATGTTTGGATCCCAGGGAGCAGGTAGTTCTTCACACCCACCTCGGATCTTCATTACAGATACGTCTTTCTGTCGGATCGCTCGGGCCGCTTCCTTGCCCAGGCAGATAATCTTATGGATTCCTGTGGCTTGGAGTTCCCGGTACAGTCGACCCCGACAAGCCTCGGCGGGTTTAAGGGCTCGTTCCTCTTCACTCTTCCCTTTGTTCCTCCTGGATATCTGAATGTTAGTGGCTTCCAAATCATTCTTGGGAGGACGGCAGCAAATCGCATTCGTCAGGTGACATGAAAATCTCTTGAGGTCCAAGCGGTCGAGCGCTCGCTGAAGCTCCACACCCCCTGGGCCTACAAAAGGGCGCCCCTCTACAGTCTCATGTATTCCAGGAAAGTCTCCAATAATGATCACTTGATCATTTGAGTGAATCTCTGGACCTACAGGATCACCAGTTCCGCTGTGTCGCAGCGGACATTTTGAACAAAAGGTAGACATGGTGTTGGGCTAAAAAGTGGAGACGGCGGGGGCTGGTACAAAATCCACCGGGCGGATTCCCATTATGGTTTGAGTCCCACCGTCTCCGGGAAAGGGAGGGCCGCTACCCAAGTTTACTGAACACCCAAATTAATTATTAATTGGAGGGCAGCGACCCATAAAATTAAGGCATCTATTTGACCACGGACATGCCTTCCTGCTCCGCCGTACTCGCACTAAAAGGACCAACCCAGAAAGAAATCCTCCTCTGTGCGCAAGTCAGTATTAGTCAAGGAGGTAATCAAATCCCTCGTCGTCACTGACGGGAGATTCAGGTAGCGCAGCGCCAGCCCCGTTGGGCGTGGGTGCGGTTTCTACTTTAGGCGCCTCAGCCTTAATAGTAGCTCCTTTGACCTGGTCGTACTGGAACTTCTGCATAAAGCGGTACTCGGGATAACTACCCTCAGTGGGTTGTCCGTTCTGTCCCATAGTGGGGGCCGTATACTTGAAGTGTACTTTCTTGTTTACAAGCTTGTGGAAGGGAAACTTCACACGAGAAGTAAGCTTGCTCTCATCCACACCGGCAGCGACCAAGAATCCCATGATAAAAGGAACAGCTTTGTCTACAAGAGAAAAGCTCTCTCTGTGACGAATGCCATCCGTAGCCATGTATACGTAGAGGCGGTTCGACTCTTCGTAGTGTTTAAACTCCAGGATGGTAGCTTCGTGTAATCCGCTAGTCAGGTAGCCAATACCACTCCCACCCGCTGGGGTCTTGCCAGTAAAATCCAACTCAATGACAACATCGTTGCTCATTTTCTATTCTCCTTGCCCATCTGGGCACTGTTATTCACACACATTGTGAGGGGGTTGGGGCCGGAGGAGAGTGAAGAGAAAAGGACAAGAAATCTCCCACTCTTCCCCCAACCCACTAAACGAATAATCCATCTTCTTCTGCGGGCATTGAAAAAGCTCTCAATGCTTCTACTTCTGTGTAGTGCCGGAGGATGGCACGGTGCAGTCCGTCTTGGAGTGCCCAGCGTAGGTGTTCAAGACGCTTCTTGTCTTTAAGCTGCGCTGACACTTTCTGGAGTACCTCGGGCCAGTCTTCAATGCCCTGTTCCAGAATCTTGTCAGATACTTTCTGGGCGACATCACCGATCCACTCCAAGCCTTTGGGATATGCAATCTGGTATCCTGCTGCCCGGAGTCCTTCTGCAATGTTCATGGGAGACATGCCTGGGAATACAGACAATCGATCTCCGGACATATAGTCTGGCTGGGGGCGGAAACAAAGCTGGTACTTCCACGGCGCAGCGGTAGGCTCATACATTGCTCGGCCAATCACGTCGACCATGCCACTAAACTTTTCTGGAAGCTGACCGGGCAGTGAAGGACCACCGCGAACGAACTTACCGCTGCTTTGACGTGGCGGCTGCTCATGGCAGTTAAAGATTACGACGATCCCCATCGCTGTAGCGGCACGGGCTGAATCCCGGCAGGCGAGAACATCGCGGGTAAGAGCAGACCACATACCAGCACGGCCTTTGGTAGATTCATAGGCGTTGATGGTGGTCTCTACCATAAGAGAGAAGTCGTCGATAACAATAGAAGGCGGGCACTTCTTAGGATCTGAAATCGCATCATTGATGACTTGGGTTGCCTCGGGCACAGTCATGGCCTTAGCAACATTCATACCCTCGATCCCTAAGAATCTCTGGGCTGAGAGAAGACCGGAGGGGTCTCCGATGAAAAGCCCACAGGCTCCCGCCGCTGCTGACGCGACAGTCTTTCCTGCTTTACTCGGGCCGTAGAGGCAGATGAATACGCCCCCAGAAGGCGGACGGCCTCCGCCATTGGAGCCATTAGCTCCAGCTTTACTAGACATTGATTTCTCCAAACACACACTTGTTTATTGAGGGAAGCTAACACACTGGTTTTTTCTGAGTCAATTGAATGACGTCGATAATTTGATCTATGATTTCTAATTTACTGATCTCTTCAGGAGTCTTCTCGTCCGGACCCTGTTTGATCATGTCTTCCAATTCCCTACCAAAGAAATGGAGGGCTTCGAGAACAGTAGGTATTTCATCTTCTGTAAGTTTGAGGAGGATCATTACTCACCCCCAAAGCGGCACAGGTTGTAGGCATCACACTGTCCGTACTTGCCGTAGCAGACTTGGTTGGTCAGGGTCATCGGCCACTCTCGGGGCTCTTTTCCCTGCCAGGTTTCTACTCTCCGTTCGGCTTCAACAAGGGACGGCACAAAGTCTTTGAGAGCAGCAGGTGCAGGCTCAATGGGCCGACGATCAAAGTCATATTTCGGAGACGCTTTGATGCGATTGAGGATGACCCCCGCAAATCTCTCACCGTATTTCGCGTGTCCAAACATTTGATAGCCAATGAACTGGCCGTCCAAAGTGTATTGACGTAGAGTCTTTGAGACAATGCGGTATGCGGTTTTATGATCGACGATCCAGACCTTGCCGTCCGGGTCTTCCACAATGAGATCCGCCCTCTGAGTGTATAGATATTTCCCAGATACTTTCGCCCGTAATTCGTATTCGACCTCAAGAACTCTCCAAGATTCGTGGAGCCAATTGTTGATGTAGGCAGTGCAGACATCAATGGCTAAAGGAACAAGCTTTTCCCAAAGTGGAGAAGAGTTTGATTCTTCTCGGGCCAAAGCTTGAATGGCATCCTCATAGGTGTACCACTGTTCCGTGTTCCCACCCAACTGCTTTTCTTTCATACGTTGATAGTGGTGGGCCAGCCCTACATGAATCAGAGAACCACGAGCGAGGGGCTCAGAAATCTGTCTCTCCACTAAACCCGAGTGCTCCCAGGCATACAACCTTGGGCACCTCATTACGCTTTCTATCCGATGCCACCCCCTCTCGGATGGCCCTGAATTAATGAGCTTCATTGTTTTGTCCTTTCTCCTACTATAGCTTGTCTGTCATATGATGCAACACTAATATGTCAGGTGGGTGTCAACTGAGCTACACGAGCGAGCAAAGATGCCATACCTTCTGACGATTCATCTACGCCCCCAAGCACTCCCTCGATCTCATCGGCAGCAGCGTCTTCTGCAATCTCTCCAACGTGTGGCAGCTTCTCCAACAGCAGGTCCGACACATGCTCATCGGCTGTGTTCCGAGCAACAACGTAGGAGACTAGCACTGGTCTCTTCTGCCCGAGTCGAGAGAAGCGGCCCTCCCACTGGATTATCTTATCTGGAGTCCAGGGAAGCATAGTGATGAGTGCGAGATCAGTGTCTTGTAAGTCTACACTCTCACCCCAGGCGTCACCCGTTCCGATGAGGAGGCACGGTCCAGGATGGGCCATGTACTCGTGCCTGATTCGGTCACGTTCAGTCGGGTCAACGCCTCCGTGTGCTGCCCAAACAGAGCAGCCTTTTATATTCTGGACTGCCTTGTCGAGTCGGGAAGACAAGCGGTCACAGTCATTACGTCGGGCTGTGAAGACAACTACCTTCTGGTCGGAAGATAAAGCTTCAAGTACCCGGTCCTGGATGTAGTCATGCTTCCGAGAAGCAGCTTCCATAAGCAGGGTTTCAAAGTAGGATTCTCCTCCCTCCTTCTGTGCCCGTTTGATGTCCCGCTTCATCGCCGCTGGCTTGTTCTGTTCGGCGTGGGACAGGCGTACAACCTGCCTTCTTTTCTTGGGCAAATGGCGGTTGACCTCATCCCGCTTAACCCTTACCTTCACATACGAAAGGCGCTCTTTCAACTCGGGGGCATTGGTCACACCATTGTATTGGTAGCCATACCCGTTGTGCATTCCCTGGCAGTACCGCATTCCAAACTGATGGAAAGTGCCCCACTGCCACGGCTCTACCAAATCTAGTTGAGTCCAGAGATCTTTCACCCTTCCAGGGATTGGGGTCGCAGTCATTCCAAGCTTTCGGTGGGCTCTCCCCGCCACTTTGCGAGCCGAGTCTAAGCTGTTCCCGAGTCCCTCAAATTGTATAGAACCGTCACGGCGAACAATCGCCTTGGTATGTTTAGGGCGGCGTAGCCAATGGATCTCATCCCAGACAACCGATGTGGGCTCAAGTGCGACCAGAGCATCTGCCCAGTACTTCAAAGTCTCCCAGGCTGTAATGTAGAGGCAGGTTCGGTCGCTCTTGAGTCCTTTCGGTGGTGTCTGCCCGGTAAGGAGAACAGGCTTCAAGGTTGTGTATTGCTCACACTGTTCGGCCCAAGTCCCCCGAGCGGCAGCCTTCGTAACCACGAGCTTGATACCTGGGGAGGAGACGAGGAAGACAAGACCGACGAGTGTCTTCCCGGCACCTGGTGGGGCCCACACATGGGTTCCTGGAATAGCCAAGGACTTAGCAAGCATCCTCTTCTGGTGCTGCTTCATAAAGTCCGTAAGTCCTTCTCTCAAAAGAGGATTCCGTAAAGAAGCTTCGACTTGTGTAAGGTCAATGATGGGCGGCTCAGTAATTAAGCCTAAAACTGAATGGGCATTCAGTGGAATACGATACCCCCCTCCGTGCTTGTTGGGCCAGACTCCTGGGATCTCCAAGCCGAGCGAGGGCACCGAACGTCTGTGAACGAACGGTTTCATGTTGTGTCCTTTTATTTTTCTGGGCTAATGCTAATTACATTCTCTGATTTTGTTTCTACGCTTGGCGATGGGAGTCCGAGGTAGCAGTAAATTCCCTGGCCTCCGAGTACGATTCGCTTGACTGCGACTGCTCCCATCTGCTGGAAGCAAAGCCTAAGATTCATTTCCTGGTAGACATCCCTCCGACCGTGCCGCTCACACCAAGTCTTGTAAGAACCGTAGAGTAGTTCGCATGAGACTGCGCGGTGGGTTGCTGCGCTTGTCACCTGGGCAAACTCGGGACCGGCTGGGTAGTCGGTGATGAGAGAGGCAGGGCCATACTGAAGAACCAATCTTACAAAGTGTTCGATGGAAGAACGGGACGCGGCTTGCAGGAGGAGACGCGCCTTGGTCTCGTGTGGCTTGGCGATGAGAGAGTAGTCCACCTTCAGGGCATGGAGCGCATGAGCAAAGGCTGAGACTTCCTCGGCAAAGTCTTTCGTGTACTTGCCCAGTGATGGGTCGAAGCATTTGGAAAGCATCTTTCTATATTCTGGGTCTACCTTCTCAGGCACCAGGACGGTGAAGCGACGGTCGTCTTCCTCCACCATGAGGGGTCGTCTCTCATTAGACGTAAGCCACCAGGTCATACGATTCTGTACTTCTGTCCGGGCTGCGTAGGGGGCGCGGCAGGGTACGCGATCGTCAGTGATGTAGGCTTTGAGCGCTGCTGTGACGTCTCCGTCCTTACCTCCGATTCCTACTTCGTCTGCCAGCACCAAGAGTTTAGTGACGTAGCTCGCGTTGAAGGAGTCCTTCAGTGCCCGATTGGATACGATGGCTGAGTTCCTTTCCCCAATAATGTGGGCCAGGATTCTGCCGTACATAGATTTACCGATTCCCTGTTGGGGAGATAGGCAAAGTACGGCGACCATTGAACGGCGTTCAGGGCGTTGGACTACGGAAGCACTCCAGTGCAGCAGCCAGTTCATCACGCTGGCGTCTCCGGAAGAGAGAACCTCCAACATCTTTTCTATTCTGGGCCAAGCTCCTTTACTGGGCTCGACCTCGGGCTTCGCATAGAGGTTTAGCATTGGGCCAATGTGGTTGGGCACGATGGCTCCTCGGGATGAGTCGCATTCAAATCCATAAACCTGGCGGGACAAGATGTGATCGACCAGGGCCTGGACATGCTTGCCCGACAGGTCTCCACTCAGTTTACCTACGAGGTGGTGGACGATTGTCTCTTTGCGGAGTGGCGTCTGAATCTGCCAAGCTCCTGTCTCCCGCCGGTAGAAGACACCCTGCGGGAAGTTGAAGCACAGGTTGGTCTCCACATACTGGATCATAGAATCTGGGATCTCTCCGAGGAGTTCCTTTCGTCCTGCGGCTGACCGAGTGGACGCCTTCTTTTTCTTCTCCTTCTTGTTGCCCAACCAGAATTGTTTCTGCTCGTGGTCGTGATTGTCGCTCGTGCATTGAAGGAACACGCGTCCGTCTTTGCACACTCGGAGGAAAGCACTTCCAAAAGATGCGCCCCCTTGGAATGGGCAAGCGCATTTGTATTTATCTGGGCCCTCTTCAATTAGGGCAGCGACGTCTGCTGTCTCCCCGGAAGAAGAGATTACAAGAACCGTTTCTGGAGTAAGGACAAGCCCGCCTTCAGCGTCGTCTTTCTGTTCAGTCATCAATGAATCCACACACAAGGGAGGCAAAGATAACTCAAGATAGCTTTCGTAGGAAGCGCCAGTTCGTCTCACAGGGAGAGCATAATGGCGGGCATAGTCTTCGCACTGAGTATCAACGCCGTCTGTGTAGCCTATCAAAGATAGGACTGCTTCTCTCGTAGACTTGACTTCTTTTATTTTAAGAGGACGGGACAGGAAGATGACCACTCGATAGCGCGGAGCCTCATCCGTGTGAGACCAGGTTGTATAAACTCCGTTGGCTATGCCCAGAGTATTGAGGTGTGTAGCCATGCGGGCGGCAGACCAGTCGGGGTCATCGTAGTCGAACACCACAGCACTAATCTTGGCTACGTTCTTGTTCGCTCGTGTCTTCCCTTCTGGGTAGAGGGCTGGGCTCCAACAGTCTAGTTTCTTTTTATTGAAAGCAGCAGCACGCCATGGGGGCTGGGCGAACAGGCGGCGCAGCACTGCCTCTTCCTTGACAACCACACTGGACGGACGTACAGTAGTGAAGCCGCCCTTGAACATAGAAATGTGCCAAGGCAAAATACCTTCAGCAAGTGAAGCTTTCTTCTTATCCATTAGCTTCATTCTCCTTGGACCCCGGAGTGAATGTGACCTCGCTCCGGGGTTCTTTGTCTTAAGTGATTGATGAGTTTGACTGGGATTCTCCCGCGAACCATACGAGAGGGCGATCCCCATCCCGATAGACCTGACGCCTCGTGAATCCGTACTGTCTGAGTAGCGCACTCAGAGCATTCTTGTAGCGCTTAGGTCGAATAATCATAGCAGGGCCGACGCCCTCTATGAGTTCATCTAGTGTGAACCCTATCTCATCGAATCGTTTTGCATAAGACAGAATGGCTTCTGTTGGGGGGTAGCCGGGCAATGCGTCCTGGGTAGACTCCAGAAACTTAACGTGGATTCTGAGGGCATTGACGGCTGCTTCTAAGCGAGAGGTGTGGGGGCCAAGTTCCCTGGCCCGTTCGGTAAGCTCTGCCAGTTCTTCTTTAAGGCTGGACATACATTCTCCTAGGTGTTGGGTGAGATTTACTAATTATTCTAACCAGTGCTGTCAAGAACAGTATGGTACTTTTACTACCACTACCCCTACATGGTACATAAAAAACATTGAAGAGGATGCAATTGCTCGCCGTTTTACTAACAATACAACAAGATTACAGGGGGTTAGCTTGTGCATGACCTCACTAACAAGATTCTAAAAAGCTGAGGTTTACGTGTCAACGTCTGAGTTCATGCTTTAGATAACGTGCGATGTTAGTCGGCGTAGTTACTATCTAATAAGTGGGGTCATGCAGTTGGCGGCTGGATAGCGTGCTTTCCTATGACAGCCACCGAAAAAAACAAACAACCTGACGGGCTCGGGGGGTGACTCCCCCGGAGGGGAGCCAGATATTTATCCGCACATCACAAGGAAAAACATGCACAATAAATACCACCCGAGCATTCCCATCAGCTTGCAGCCATAGCTTCCAAGATTGCGAGAGAAGCTGTAGATTCTACCTCTTCAACACGGTCCCGGAGAGAAGTCATGGTCTTACCCAGAATCTTCTCGTAGTCCTGGACGAGAGAGTCAAGCTCGCCTGCCTCACGCTCTCGTGTCTGGAGTGCTCGCTTACCGAGATCTCCCTCTTCCAAGTCTGCCTCAAGCTGGCCGAGTTTACTCTCCACCTGGGCAACGAGCGCCACGCAGATCGCGTCAAGAGTATCGGTGTCCGTGGTTGTTTGAATACAAGACACCGTATTCTTGTGGAATGCGAGCGAGATAACCCCTGCGATTTCCTTCCACCGGGCCTTACTGGTTTTTGGAATCCAGTAGAATCCTCCGCGTGGGCGCATCGAAATGCCTCCGAGTTTCCGAGCAGCATTCGATAGAACCGTACCGAGCACCGCACCGGACACCAGCTTTTTCTGAACATTGAACTCAGACTGGAGCATGTCTTGCACATCGTGCCCGAATCTTACGGAAGTGTATACGTCGTGGTTTTCTACATAGTGGAGACCACCAGAAGAATCGAATGTTACTTTGAGGGCTTCGGTGTACCGAGTCTTCCCGTCGTGCAAGTCCTGACGTCCACAGACTTTGTAGCCGCTTGTCCCGCGTACGGTTTTGATGACTACATCCTGCTTACTGAAAACCCTGTTGAGGGCTCGCAATAAAGCTTGCGTGTCGTTCTTGGGAGAAGGGATAAGCTCGGCAAGTCCCAAGTCCTCGAATCCAACTTTTAGAATCTGGCGGTCGGAGTTATCCGAGAGTGACCAGTGGGTCAGGATTCCATTGTATTTGATAGTTTTCTCAATCATTGTCTTGTCCTTTGTGAATGATGCTTGATTGCACCAGACAACCTACCGACTTTCGCCGATAGGTTGCAGGGAGAATCAGACGCGTTTCTCCACAAGGACAGTCTTCATCCAGTCAGGCACACCACGCTTCCCGCAATGGTTCCCAACGAGGGCAACCATAGCTGGGATTTTACAATCTGAACGACGGGGCCATGGGGTGTAGCCGTCTGTCAGAACGATGGTGCAATGCACTATTGGATTTTCCTTTTCTACTCGGGCAATGAGTGGACGCATGTCCGTACCTCCCCGACCAGTAATCTTGACGCTGTGACCGGAGGAACTCCTACCGGACCAGCCAGTATCCGTGTCGCCCGTGACTACGAAACAAGAGCCACCTGCCGCGCGTGCGATCCCGTCAATCTCAGAAAGACAGACATTCAGATCGTCGTTTGACATACTGCCAGAAGTATCCACGACCACGCCGATGCGTAGCTTGGGATGGAATACTGCGGGAATCAGCACGTTCCCCCGGACAGAATGCTGCCGCCGTGAACGCTTGCGGAAAGTGTAGTCGGATGCGCCGACTGAGATTTCCATAGAATTCTTAGCGAAACGCCGCACGATTTCCTGCCAGGGAATTGTGGGTGGAGCAAGTTGCGCTTTGGCCCACAAGACGTCGGCGCTGTTGAGCCCACGTGTTTTAGAAGACTCCTGAATATCTCGGGCAATTTGCCTGCGGATAGACTCGCCTTGTTTTTCAGTAGTCCCAGGATTCTCGTCAGACGGGGGACCGTCTTCCCAATCCCGTGCGTTCTCGTCGAAACACTGGCCTGGTTTCTTGCCGCTCCCACCGTCGCCGTCCTCATCGTTATCCATGTGGAGGTAATACCATTCGGTAATCTGATTCTGTGGGAGGGGATTGCCGCCAGGGTCATTCATCTTTTCTGGGAACACGCACCAGTCCTGGAGATGCTCGCGGAGGAAAGCATCAGACCCATTGATTTCTGCATCCGCTGCAATGTTCCAGCGCTTGGAACATTTCTCCATTCCGACAGGCGGAGAGAACATTTCGAACCGCTCGGGATGTCGACGAATCCAGTGCCAGACTTCATGGATGAAATCTGCAATGAGAGTCTGGACAGAATACTGCTCCTCGCCAAGACCGAGAATCATTTCCGGGTCAAAGTAGCAGCGACCGTACTTGTCCATTCCCCAGCCTCCACACTCGTGGCGGAGACCGGGAACCGGACGGGGAATCATCGCATAGATTCCTTGACCGAGAAACGGATACTGTCTGGCAGCGCCCACGCGAATCGTGGCGAAACGAGCCAGGGATTTTTGGATGGTGACGTCACTCACCTCGGGCATAGGGATAGAAGGTGTCATCTTTATTGTCCTTTAGAAATGACGGTGTACTGGGAAGGATACTCGTCTGAACCGAGAAGAAACTGAATACGAACCCACACTTCATCGTGTTCGTTCCAGCGGTGTCGCCCGTGTCGATGGCCCCCCATCGTAGGCGCTACTTTTCTATAGGCTTTTACAAACTGGGGATATGACCGTTGCCATAAATCCACGGGGGGGAGGGCACACGGAAATAGTCCACAGTCTTTGATTGCTTTGAACCATGGAGTGTTTTCGAATACGAAAACTTCCGTAGGAATGGGGATTGCGTCAATACAAGAATTGATTCCGATGATTCTCGCAATCTTCCGCTGCCTCAATACTTTCAATCGATTTTGCGCATGACCCTTACTCATCTGGAGAAAACGTCCCTCGACTACAGACTCTCTCCAGGTTTTATGGCGCCGGTCCTGATTTTTCTGGGATGCCTCCTGAGCGTATGGACGCAAAGGTACAGGTAGCTGGCCGAGAAGTTGGGACGGAGTAGGCGCCTCAAAATATCCACGCTTTGCACTGAAGGCTTGTTCAACCCAAGGATGGTCCTCTCGGATTTGATACCAGTCGGGTCCACGATATTCAGAAGTCTGTCTGTACCAATTCCAGAGAAGCTTTACTTCCCGACACCGGCAACGCTCATCTGGATTGAAAACCAGAAGCGCGGATAGCGCGTCCTCGTTTTCTCCCTGATGGTCCAATAATGACAGCCTCCCTTTTGAGGTGAGTCCAATACGATGGTGGCGTCCCATGCATTTGACTTTCGCAATTTCTAGAAATTCCATAGTTTTGTCCTTGTTTTCCCACATGATTGTAGGCCAAAGCCGCCCGCCAAAAGGCGGGAAGCTTGTGTCTACATTCAAGCGTCTCCACACTTGTCTGTTCGAATGGTTCTCTCTACCAATTCGATGAGGGGGAGAGACGGGTCTTCTTTCTTGTCCACGCAGAACACACACTTATTCTTAGAGCTAATAAACTCCCCAAAATAAATAGTCTCCTTGCAACCTGGACAAGTCATGGCAATCCCGTCAATGTCTACGCCTTCATTCCAGGACATCACGCACCTCCATTCAACGCGCCAAGCTCACGGAACATGCTGGCGAAAATCGCAGCCTCCTTGGGAACATGGCGGCGGAGTTGCTTGCCTTCCGGACGGGAGAGAAGTCCAGCCAGACCTTGGGCACAAAGCGCGGCCTTGTCAAAGTGCGCAGTATTTTCCGTGCGTCCGATGAGAGTCCAGGCATTCTTCCAGTTGTCCACCGTAGGATTCTCAGCGACGTAGCCACTGACAGAGGAGAACATGAGATAGCAGAGGTCTGCCCGCTCAGGAAATGAAACCGTACTTGCCTGCCCGAGAATAATCTCAGGAGGGAGAACGTGTTCACGCATATCCCAGAATCCCATAAACTCAGAAGCTACGCCTTGACCGATGACACCCTCCGAAAGATTGTGGATAACGTCGCGCGGCGCATCACCGGCAGCCTCCAATAGCTTTGCAAGATTTGTCCAGGTTCGCGGAGTAGCGCGTGGCTTGTTCACGAATTCTACCGTGGGCTCCTGCCGGAAAGCAGAACGACGGCGCTCAAGAAAAGCCACGATAGTATTCGAGGATTTCACGGGAGCCCAGTCGCCGGATAGCATGCCGGATTTCCAGACGTCAAAGTCCAGCTTCCAGTTTATATGAACGAAACGCGTACACGTCGGAGGCTGAAAGTCTGACGCATTGACAGCGATTTCCGGAGGATTCGCAGCCATCACATAGTGAACGAATTCCTTGGAAAGCTGAACGTCACCGGCCAGGCCTTCTTGAGTCAGCGTAAGCTGAGTCGCCTGGACAGCGGGAGCAGAAGTATTTCCCTCGTCCAGAAAAATGATGACGTGTTCTCCCTTGTCGCCCAGACGTTTTGCCTCGCGGATAGCGAGCGCGACTGGGAGCCTGGAAACTTCGCCGTCAATGACAGCCGGGATTCCACCGATATCCGTGGGGTCCAGATTTGAACCGACCAGGAAAAAGCAGTGCCATCCTCGGGCTTTTGCCTCGGATAGAACGGCGGAGGTTTTGCCCTCACCATCCGGGCCCCAGAGAACACACGGGAGATTTGCGTCAAGACAGACGCGCAGAGTTTGCATAGCTAACATTTGTTTTGTCCTTGTTTATCCGTAGCGGAATGCTAACGGCTGAATCCTACCAACCTGGGCCGATAGGATTCCGTCGTTGTCATTTCTCCCCGTCAGAATCTGGAGGAACGATGAGGAAGAATTCCCCGTCGTGCTGATAAATCCAGAGTTCTTCGCAGTATTTTTCTCCTTCCTCTCCTTCAAACTTCTTGGTCAAGCGGAAAGCGCACTTGTTTTCCAGATCGCAAGTCTTGGGAGGAACACCGTATCTTTCGTCTCCCTCACAATCTGCTCCGAACCATTTCAGTTTTTGCGGCCAGACATTTCGCTCCACATGGAAATAAGGGGAGGCAAAAACAAGAGCAGTCGCGGCTGCTTCTGGGATTTTGACGGGGTATCCAGTCATAGGATTTCGAACGTAGCGGAAACCGTGATCATCTGTGGGGTAGCTCAGAAAGTATTCGTCTCTTGGCGTTTTCATGCGTCCTCCACGAATTGTGGGCGGAGAGCTATAGCTACCGCGCCGAGCCGCTTCTTTTCTTCATACCGGGCACGAGACATTTGCCTCTCAACCTCGGCAATGAATCTGTCTCGATTGAATCGAGGATTGCTCTCTTCAAATAAATCCGCAAATTGATTGGCGAGCTTTAGAATCTCATCCTCGGTCAGCGTCGATTTACCGAGATTCTCAGCGGTGGATTGAAAGTCTTTTTTAGTCAGCATTATTTTGTCCTTTACCGTTCATACAACGGGCAAAACCCATAGGAAAACCTGTGAGCTTTTCTCGGTGTAGGAGGGAGGGGGGAGGGGGGTCATTTTAAGATTGTATAAACTCCAGTGAGAAAAAGGATGGAAACGGAAATAATATCGAATGGAAAGGGAGGTAGCATGATGGACACCTGATAGTCAATGGAAAATGAAAATGGACGCGGTGGATGGATAGCGTGGATTGGATAGATTTCTACAGAAATGACAGCCCCGAGGACTTTGAAAAATCCAGACGCAGAAAGGCCCGACCCGATAAAATCGGGCCGGACCTTTTCAGATTTTCCGCGCCTATTTGGAAGCTTTTCGCGTCCGGGTTTTCGGACTCAGTTTAGCTACCTCTTTTTCAAGCTTGGCCACTCTCTCCAAGGCCTCGGCAAGCTCGGCCTTCTTGAGTCGTAGCTTGTCCGCTCGTCGTTCCGATGCACTTTGGAGCAGGAGCGCCCCGACTGGACTGGATGAGCCCATCACAGAATCGTAGCGCGTGTCCGATGTCAGGAATCGGAAGAGCCTCGCCACCTCCAGACCGTCTACTTGGAAGCTCCAGAATTGACCGTCTTCCTTCACTGTCCAGCCCATAGGAAGCTCCAAGCTTGCCCTGTGTTGGGGCTTGCGGCTCGCTGGCCCCGTGTGCCAATTGTGGCCACCGTCTGAGATATTCAGCCCCTCCGCAACTTGCGGAGTGTAGAAGCCAAGATGCGTCCCTACTGGAAGCCCCAACTTTCTCGCTTTCTGTTCGAAAGCTTCCGAAAAGTGAGTGAGGCCGATTCTCGCTGTCTGGCTTCCATACGAGAGGGCCAGAAAGCCTCGGCTATCGCCTCCTGCATCCTGAACGGAAAAGGCCGTCTCGGGGAGTCCTACGCCCCAGATAGAGCCATCCGCGGTAGTCACTCCGCATTTAGTATTCTTGGAGTTAGGGCCGATTGTCGTTAGTTTGCTCATTTTCTTGTCCTTTAGTGAGCGTCTGAAAACCGCCACCGGACGAATTCCGGTAGCGGATGCCAAACACTCCCCAAAGCCCGAGCGAAAAGACACGCTTTCTGGTCGCGTCCGTTTTCACACCATGCGCGGAAAATCCACGCGGGCGTCCGCGCTCTCGATTTTCCGCTCGTCAGAAAATCCCCGCGCGAAACGGGCCAGAAACAGCGATGGAAAAGAGCTACCAGGTAGCGCACGCGCCCCTCGCCCCTCTACTATGCAAGCCGCGTGCCATGTTAGTCCATGGTAGCACTCCGCGAAAACCCAGGTTCAACCTACGTTATCCGCTGTCAAGACTTAGCCGAGACTTGTTAGTCGCAGGTAGTCAAGGGAGCGGGGGACATTATTGTCTCAGCGATATGCCAGGTTCAACCTTCCTTTTCGGGAGGTGGGGCGGGGATGTCGCACACTTGACTATCAAGTGACCCCCTTTCGATGCACTGTCAAGGGGACCCCTTATCTAGATTCTAGAGGTCAGAATCCAGCGCGTAAAAAAAGATTCCGTCGAACCTGGACCCATCCCCTCTGTGGCTATCCTATTTCCATCTATGCCCCTCCTCTCATGCGCGACCATTTTTGGGTCTACTTACATCTCTAACAAGTTATAGTCCCTAAATGTGCAAGCATGAGGACACCAGATCTTGTACGCACCTGCTTAGGCATGGAGCGTTTGACTCGGGTTTTCAGTACGGATTCTCTGTACGGGCTTCTACTTGGGGTACAGCAATCCAGGCGATGGGACTGGCTACGCCACGGCTTGTTGCTCTGGGCCAAGGAAACTACCGGCTGAAGAAGGCGAAACGCATAGCGATGCGCAATCGCATCCTCGGGTTCTGGCCGTTTGCTGAACAGATGCTGTCCAAGAGCTTCTGTGTAGCGCACTCACGCTGGACACCCGGACTCCAGGACGCCTTCGGGCTCCAGGATCCGCCCAGTCCTTATGAAATGGCGCACTTCTTTGCAGACAGGGCTCAACAAATGACTGTAAGTAGGAGGTTCGGGTGCGGAAGAAGCGCACTGGCTTGGTGGTGCATGGGCATTGGAGCGGAGGCCATAGAACCGATCATACCGGGCTGGGAGGAGAAAGCGAGGGAGTACATCCAAGAGTTAATGAAGATGCCGTCTTTTGCTCTCTGGGCCCTAGGAACGGACATGCGTCCGGTGATCCGCCATAGGAAAGAAGCACTCGCACTGCTCCAGGACAACAAGAAGTTCAAGACCGAGAGGAACAGGCTGTACAATCATCCTTACATACAAGGACAACTTTTGTCCGGCCACCGCCGTAGGCCGGTTCCAAGAAGACTTTCCAACCACGCTCCAGTCTGGCAGACTATAGAAGACAGAGAGTCATGGGAGCAAACGCACCGAGATGATTGGAGAATGCGGAAACTCACAGCCGTGCGCAAGCTATGCTGGGAGATTGCCAGAACTCCACAAGGCTATACAATGCCCAAGGGCTGGGAACCTAAACAACGAGCCATTTTGTGAGCAATTCTAAGTACGATCCGTTGGCCGATTTTAATGACATCTTCGAATCTTCTACGGGCCCTGAAGAGGGTGCCGAGGGAGAAACGGCGATTGTCGAGGATAAACCCCCCATTCCACAGGTTCTACCGGATGACGAATCCAGTCCTTCTATGCTCTCTACCCAAGTCCTCCAACAACTTGCGGAGGCCCCCGAAGGTCTACCGGCCGCGTTCCTCAAACAAGCCGCCCCGCACTTCCACAAAACTCAGTCAATTGTGGACTTTGCGGCCACGGTCTGTGTTGCGGTGGCCGAAGGTAAGCTCAAAACGTCCCAGTCTGCTGAACTTCGTAAATGGGCTGAACTCATGTACACCTGCGTCGTTGCGAACGAGCCTCAACAAAACAACGTCCAAGTCAATTACGTGGAACAGTTGATCCAGCTTGCAGGCGGCGAAAAAGCAGTTCAACCCGACGTTCTCGACGTTAGAGAAGCAATTACCTCACCCCGCAAGAAAGCCCAAGGAGAATAGCCGTGGCTGACCAATTAGACCTCCCGTTCGACTCACCGTCTTCTGAGCCGACTACACCCGAACTGACGGCTGAACAGCGTCGGCAGCAACAGCGCATAGAAGAAAAAGCAGGAGAACTCCGACGAGAGATTTACGAGCAAGAGAGACGCCTCTCGGACCTTAATCCGGACAGCAGAAGCGGAAGACAAGCCAAGGCACGAGTCAGTCGCGCAAGAGCAGCACTCCGTGGGTTAGGCCGATTGGCTGCCGTAGCCACAGGCGTTGGTACCCTTATGGAGGGGGCAGCTTATGCCCAGGATGTAGCAGAAGAAGGCCCTGTCGGAGGAACGCGTAAATACGTGGGCGAGGGAATAGAAGGCACAGGCGCTCTGGCTTCTGGCATTGAATCACTGACCGAACGCGAGAGTGTCGAAGAACAAGCAGGACTTCCTGCCTCGGGCATGACCAGAGCTATGCGGCTCGGTGGTGATGTTGCAGGAGCGTTCGGAAGAGGCATGGGTGCTGTTGGGCGAGCTATCGCAGGGTCTGATGAAGAGGAAAAACCAATTCGAGGATCTGCCGAAGAGATGAGAAGACAAGTAGCAGCCCGAACGATGGAACGAGAAAGAGCGAGGAAGGAGTGAGCCAAGCGAACGCAGTACAGCTTCTCAATACTCTACGCTCTCCGGCGCACGCCCTGCCTGCGTTTGGAGAAGTGCATGATCAGAAGACTGGCCGCTTTCGCAAGTACGACCCTACGGGCATTACCCACCAGCTTCAGCTTGAACTGTTGGATTACTACAGCAATCCCCCACGCTTAGACACAGGCGAAACTGTCTTCCTGACACTCCTGGGCTATCGACAGGGAGGAAAAAGTACGTCTGCCGAGTTCGCTGCATATTGCAAAGCAGCCTACAATCCGGGCTGGGACCACGTCTGTATTGCAGATAACCGTGACCGTGCGGACTACCTACACAAGAGGGTTCACCATCTCCACCAAAGATGGCCTAAACAGCTACGCTCAAGAACGCTGCCCACCCGAGAAAGCCGCCAGTTGACGTTCGATCAGCTACAAGGCGGCAAGATGCGTGTCCTGTCTGCCGAATCTGGCGCTGTCGGTGTCGGTCAGTCGCCTGATTCCTTCCATGCTTCGGAGTGTCACCTGTGGTCTGACTTCCACGGGTCCATGTTTCTCATCAATCCGTCGCTGATCAACAGGCAGAACGCTCTGGTCGTGTTTGAAGCTACGCCATGGGAGCGCAATTGCGCGTGGCATGACCACTATATGATGGCATCTCAGGGCTCTGGTCGGCACAAAGCCGTCTTCCTGCCGTTTTGGGATGGCAAACTGAACGCCCGTCCAGTACCCAAGGGCTTCCAACCCACGAATGAAGAGGTTGAACTGCTAAATCGCTATAGCCACCTGGGCCTTCAGCAAGAAAACCTGGTATTCCGGCGTTTTATCATGGATACGGACCCTGAAATCCGGCGAAATCCGGAAATGTTCGGCGTCATGTACCCATTTGACGACGTATCTTGCTGGATCGCGTCTACTAACGCTGCAATTCCGGAACATGCGCTGGAAAAACACCTGAATAAGGAACTTACGGAGTGGTCTGGGACATATAAAGAGTATGAAGCGCCTGAGCCCAACGCAATCTACGTAATCGGCGTCGATCCTACTGGATATGCCGCACGAGATCATGCTGCTTTCCAAGTTTTGAAATGTTGGCGCGGAGAATGGACCCAAGTCGCGTGTTTCGCGGACCATGTCGACCCATTGACATTTACTGGGCACCTTTTGCGGGCAGCAAACCGCTATAACCAAGCCTTGATTGCAGTTGAGTCCAACGGTGTTGGACAAGCTGTTTTATCTCTCCTTGTTGAGCGCGGATACAGCAATCTTTATTATGAAGCCAAGTTCAAACCGGGGTTCACCTCTACATCGAAGTCTTTGGATGAGGCTACCGGCTGGCTTGTTGATAGTCTCCTTGATGATCTTATTCTGAACGACAAAGATACTGTCCAGCAGCTACAAACTTATAAGAACGACAAGCGAATCGAAGAAAGCGCAAGCTCAGAAATTTTGCGTGGGGCTGCGTCGGGTAAAAGAAGAGAGCGGCATCACTGGGATAAAGTTTCTGCTTTGATCCTCGCAATTGTTGGAGCGAGATATGCTCCTAAACGAACGAAACCAGGCCAAACCCCTGAAATGGAAAATGTTCTTTTCTTCACTAAGATGGGTTACGATCAACGAGAAAAGTATCTCCAGCAAATAGAGAAAGAAAAAGCCCCCAAAAAACGTCGTCGGCCAACATACCGACGACCTAGTCGGAGACGATGATGGCAGACACACCAGCACCCAAACGTGACCCTCGCGAGCCTACGCCAGGAGCGCCCGGACTTTCGAGCGCTGAATTTGAGAAGATGATGGAAGAGCTTGAAGCAGGCATTGAAAGGGCCCGATCAACTCGAGCGCCGTTGACTACAGAGTCCGCTCTCGAGCAAGTAAAATCGGAAGGAATTACAGACAGAAAAGGAGCCCTCCGCCGTGCTGCGTCCAGGCGAGCGATGGAACGCACTAATGAAGAGCGGCGGCGTGAAGCACAGGAACAGATTCGACGGAACCAAGCCCCACCGATGCGGAAAAAAAGTGAGTAATCCTGCTGAAATTTATCGAGACCCGTCTCGAGACTCAGCGCTCCTAGACCTGAGTCCACATTTGCGCCTTTCTGTGCCCATGTGGTTGTTTGCAAAGTACGGCCCACTCCACGCAGACTGGGAAGAACTCGACAAAAAGATCAAAGAAGTCTATAGCCTTCTTTCTCTGGGCTCTCCGGAAGATAAGACTTCATTGGCTGATGCTTTAGGATTAAACAAAGATGGCTGAACCCACCGTAGCAGATCTCGCAAAAAGCAGTCTTCGTTCCCGTATTGCTCAGATCCTAAGCCAAACGCGAGAAGCTACACAAGAAGCCACAGGAATCCCAACGGCTACGGGAGCAAGTCCGCTTCCAGCCCCTGTGGTTGAGGAAGAAGAGGAAACTGCGTAATGCTTAATAAGAAACAACTCCGGGGTCTGATCGACACCCACAAAGCACGAGCACACTACGAACGACGAGAGTTCGATAAGTTCCGCTCTTGGTATACCAGTAGCTGGTGGGGAGATGACAATGATGTTCCACAAGGTGCTGGCGCTGGAATCCCAGTAGAAACAGATCTGCACTTTGAGACCAACTACCCGTACGCATTTGTCGATACGATGGTCGCAAACATCTGCCCGTCCAACCCCAAAGTTACAGTCAATCCCAGGCGCGAAGAGTTCAGCGGTCCTGCGAAATATCGCGAGGCGCTTATTAATGATTTGTTCCACCGAGAGGATGCCCACCGCACTCTTTGGCGTGCCTCTACGATGGCAAGCATCTACCCCCGTTCTTTTGTCAAAACTGTCTGGAACTTCAACAAAGGCAGTGCAGACTACGTGGTTATCGATCCGCGCTTTGTCTGGTTTGACTTGAGCGTAGATCGCTTTGAAGACATTCGGTATCTTATTGAAGTTACTGTACTTACACGAGCCGACTTTAACGAGCGGATTAAAAAGATTGACCCCGACACAGGCGAAGAAATTGGCGAGTACTCGCCCGAGGTTGCCAAGAAAGCTCAATTTGGCGCGTACCCAAGTTGGCTTCGAGACGAGAGTCGTGATCAAACCATGATGAATGAGGCGACCCGAGATGTCTTTGAGTGGGTCACCGTCTACGAAATCTATGACTTTTCTGGAGAAGGAAGGTTCTTCCACTGTTTGGCAGACTTAGACGAGCCGTTGTTTGAAGGCCAACTGCCTTATCGTTTTAACCGTAACCCCTTCCACAAAGTAGCGTTCAACGACAACCTCCGTAACAGTGGTGGACTGTCAGACGTCAAACTTATCCAAAA